TAAACTAGGTAAATGACAAAAAAACTAATATTACTATCTGCACTACTATTATCACTAATCTCAGTTCCAGCAAAAGCAACTACATGCGATAGACCATATCTTCTTCCTGCTGCTGATCAAACTAAAAGAACTGGAACTATTAATGTTCAAGTATTGTTTCTTAAATTTCCTGATTCTGGTAAAAAATCAAAGGGGTATACAAAAGATTGGATTAATCAGTTAGATCTTAAAGAGATGAATAACTATATAAAGGAAACATCTTATGGTAAAGCAAAGTTAAAGTTTAATATAAATTATTCTTGGGTAAACATGCCTAATAACTCATATGAGTATGGTGTTCAGGGAATGATGAGTGAGCAAGAAGAAAATAATTATATGAATGCTATATATAATGCTGCTACTGATAAAATTGATTTTTCTAAATCAGATGCCGTATGGGTAATTCCTGATCCTAACACTAGTCCTTATTATATTGCTTTTAGAAATCCTTTAGTTGCTGATGGTAAAAAAATGATGATGGTTATGTATAACGAAACTAACGCATATCTGGCAGTCAGTGAAATACTTCATACTCTAGGGTTAAGGGACCTTTACTCATATATATCATTTGGACCTAGTGGGGGTATGGATCAGTTTTCTATCATGTCTCAGTACTATGGTGGAACTAGTATTCTTGGATATGAAAAGTATTCTTTGGGTTGGCTAGGTGGAAATGATGTTATTTGTCAAGAATCAGGCTCTAGAACAGTCAAACTATCATCTCTTGATAGCAAGGGTACCAAATTAATCTTATTGCCTTTAAATGGCCAAGAAATGCTTGGAATCGAATATCGTAAAAAAGAGAAGCGTGACAGATATCTCGGGGGTAGTGGAATTCTTGTTTATCATATCAATAATCAATGGAATGAAAACTCACCTATAAATCCTATATATTTTGGAAATAAAACAAATATTAATTATGAGGGTATAAATATAAATATTCAGAAAAGCACTGTAACTGTTACTAGATAACTATTTGTGGTTAGCACGACACTCGTCAGAGCATTCGTGTTGTATCTGATTAGCCTGAAGAATTAGTGAGGCTCTAGGTTCTGAAACAACAACCTGATGTCCCATCCCAGTAGGAACGTATATAACATCCCCTGGTTCTAAAATATAAGACTCGTATGGTTCATCTTTAACTTTAATCTGATCAATGTTTTCATCTTTAAGGTTAGGATATATTCTCCATTCCATAGTTCCTTGACAATGCCAAGAAACAACTTCATGATCATCTACATGAGCCCAATACTCTGACTCTCCACCAACTAGATTCAAAATTGCTTTAATTTCAAATCTTGGAAATATTGGTGAAAGTAAATCTATCATTGGTTGGGCATTAATAAAATTATCACCATAGTTTCCATCTGCATATTGAACTGCTTTAAAAATAACAGGATCCATCTTTCCGTAGATCATAATATCTGTTCCACCCATTTCACCATTATCTAATTTATTTGTCATTAAATGTGGTGTCCATATATTTTCAAAAGGTCTATGAAACTTTTTAGTCATTAAATTAAGAAAATCAATCCATTGTGGAGTATCTAATAATAGTCCTTTTGCAAACCAAACTTTATTTTCTTCTCTTGCTTTAATTAAATTTTCAAGCATTTACTTGACTATCTCTACAGGTAAAGCAAATGTCAAAGTATTCTCCATCACAAACTTCACACTTGTTGATTGGGATGATGTCTGGGTTTTCTTTTAATGGGTAAGCCCAATTACCAATTCCGTTTTCTTCTAGTTGTTTGTAATATTCTGGGGTTTTATAGTTGTAAAATGTTCCAGGGTTCTTTTCTGCTTTTAGTGAAAAGTTTGAGAATACGTAGCGTTCTCCACTAGTTGTAGGTTTTACTCCATGTTCACAATCTGAATGTGCACCATGAATCACTAGGTCTCCAGGTCTAACTGGGATTTCTACACCTCTGTTAGGGTAATAGATTTCCCCACCTTCAAAGTCTCCAAAGTAAACACATGCACCCCATGATAGTAAACAGCATGTTGACCAAACATCTGGGATGGTTAATTCTTCTGCATGATCTTCACCAGGTGAGTCACAGTGAGGTTTCATTTCTGCACCAGTAGGATAATAGATCATATTAAGTGCAGGGTGTATAACAAATTCTGGGTATAAAAATTCTGATAACTTATCCCATATAGGTTTAATTTCTTCTATGTCTGACATTGGCCAAAAACCAACATGTTCAAATGGGTGTCTTGTTCTTTTAACTTCTGCTGCTAGTTTGTTTATATATTGAACTTCTTCTGGGGATATAAAGTTTTTGTACCAAAAGATTTTTTCATCTAATTTGATTATATTTGGGTTATCTGAGAACATATTATTATTCTAGCATATGTTTAAAAAATTTGGGGGTATAAAAACTACCATTTCCCTATTGGACAACTTGCTTCTTCTATTCTTGTTTTAATAGTCATAAAACATCCACATTTCATACATGTTTTGGTCATATTTATCAAATATTCACAATTATTACATATGTCCATACGGGAATACCCTTTTGCCTCATTTGTTTTTTTATTAGGATCTAATATGTCCCATGGTTTTGCATTCATAGGCATATATTATCATACCCCCAAAAATATTGCAAAGGAGACGATAGTCTCAAATGTGCAAAATGGGGGGAGGGGTTATACTATATCGCCGACTTTAAAAGCGACATTTATCGACATATATTTTTTGAGCGAAAAAGAAAGAGAGCCGCCCTTGTGGTTGTGGTGGAGGGCGACTCTCAGGTTATTGGGGAAGTATATTCCCATAACCTATATTATACATTAATTTGACGAACCTGTCAAACGATTTTCGTTAAGTTTCCCAGTTTCATCGACTATCTCAAAAGCCCATTCTTTAATTGAATCTTTCACCTTATTATAATGATGTCCACAGAATAACAATTCTCCAGATACCCCACTCGCACTGACGTAGGCTTGTGCATCGCAACGATCACAGCGATCTAATGCTGTCAATTTATATTTAACTTGTTCTTTCTCTACTATTTTAGATTTTGACATATGGACCACCCCTTATATATCAATTATAGTGCTTAATTATATATAAGTCAATGTTATAATTATTATTACATTATGAATCCACAATTTGTATCCATGATTTCAGATACCTGGCAAATGTTGACAATTATTGCAGCAGCCCTTGGTGTAGGATACGCAATGGCAAGAAGATTTGAAGGACTACTAGGAAAAGACAAAAAAGGAAACACCCTACTAGAAAGAATTGAAAATATAGAAAGACAAGTTACACCAAATGGCGGATCCTCAATGTCAGACAAAATTGATTACATTCGTAGAGATCAAAATAAAATGAAACAAGAAATATCAGAAATTTCTGGGGAATTAAAAGTAATTAAGGACATAGTTACCGTAATAGTAGACAAATAGATTTGGTATAATAAAGATGAGGCTTCTGCCTCTTCAGGAGCACCTATGACCCCAGGGCGTTTTAACTTTACTTGTCCACAAGGAACTACCTTCGACACAACGCTTACTTGGAAAATAGAAAACACACCAGTAGATGTTAGCGGATATTCTGCAAGACTACAAGTTAGAGAAACTTACAATTCAGAAGACTACATAGTTAACTTAACAAATTTAAATGGTGGCATAACTTTAGGTGGTAGTGCTGGAACAATAAATTTATTAATAAATGCAACTGATACATCCAACTTTGTAATTGGTGATCATGTTTACGATTTAGAATTAATTTCAGGAAACACTACAGTAACAAGACTTATTGAAGGAAGATTTAATGTCACACCAGAGGTTACAAGATAATGGCAGACATAAGAGTTGAAATAGTTCAAAACGTAAATGAAATTGCGTTAAGTCAACAAGTAGTAACAATAGATTTAGGTTACGGTGGACCACAAGGTGCAAGAGGTAATTCTGTACTAAGTGGATATGGTGTTCCAAGTGTATACCTTGGTATTCCTGGTGATCACTATATAGATAAAGATACAAATGAATTATACGGACCTAAAGTGGGATCAGACTGGGGAACACCAGTAGATCTAGTAACAAACGAAGAATTGGGATATGTTCACGATCAGCCTAGCCCTGCATCAACATGGACAATATCTCATGGTTTGGGTTTCACCCCAAACATATCAGTAGTAGATTCAGCAGGAACAGTTGTTGAGGGGTCATACAACTATCCAGATTCTAACACTGTAGTAGCAACCTTTTCAAGTCAGTTTTCTGGAAAGGCATATCTTTCATAAAAAAAGGAGGGAAAAATAAATGTCTAGAAAATTTTTAACAAATTTAGATCTTAATACTAACGAACTGTTAAATGCTGTTATTCAAAACTTAGCAACCGATCCAGTATCTGGAGAGGCTGGTCAAGTTTACTATAACACAGCAGATTCAGTATTAAAAATTTACAATGGTTCAGCAAGTGCATGGCAAGCAGTAGGTAGCGTTGAATATATTGGCGACACAGTTGCTGATTTATTAGAAGGCGGAGACGGAATCTATTTAGATTACGATGATGCTAACGATACACTAACTATTCAAAACATTGGCGTTCGTCAAATTGCAGGTACAGCAAATCAAATTGCTTTATCAGCAGGAAGCGGAAGCGTAACTGTAAGCCTACCAGATGCAATCATTATTGGAGATACAACTACCGATGGTAGTTTAATAATTCAAAATGGTTCTGGAACAGATAAGATTACTCTTGATTCTGCAGCAAGTGCAACATTTGATGTTAACACAGTTATTGGTGGAGCCACAAACTCTACTTTAACAGTAAAAAACTCAAGTGCTTCAACCAAATTTACAGTAGATCCAGCAGATAAAGTAACTTCAGAACTACCAGTACAAATCAACGATACAACCACAGGTTTAATTGTTGGTGCTGGAGGAAGTGTTTTAGAAGCAAACTCTACAGAACTTGAAATTAGTGTCTTTACAGACCTTAATGCAAGTTTAGATGTACAAGATAACTTAACTGTAGGAGCATCTGCATACTTTGCTAATGACTTAGCAGTACAAGGCGATGTAAGCATTCAAGGAAATCTAAACGTACTAGGTAATGTTAACTCAATTAGCACTACTGAAATTAGTTTAGAAGATAACTCAATTCTTTTAAACAGTACTCTTAGTGCTTCCGTTGCACCAAGTGTTGATGCATCAATTAAAGTAAATCGTGGATCAGCAACAGACGTTGCAATTAGATGGAATGAATCAAATGATAAGTGGGAACTTACAAATGATGGTTCAAACTACTATGATATTGTTGCAACAGACACATTTACAGAAGACGTACAAGATGTTGTAGGTGGATTAATTTCAGGAAGCAATTCCTTACAAGTTACTTACACAGATGGAGCAGATTCATTAACTCTTGATACAATTCTACAAACAGCATCACCATCTTATTTAGTTAAAGCAAGTGGACTAGCCGTAGACCTTCCTACATTAGAAACTCAGTTAATTACTGATTCTTTTGCACGAAAGGCTGCTGCAAATGTTGGAAATGGTACAAATACCTCTTTCGCATTAGTACATAACTTTAGCACAAGAGATGTGACAGTTAATGTATATGATAGTTCAACATATGAGACTGTAGAAACAGATGTTGTCAGAACAGATTCAAACACTGTTACTGTATCATTTGCTTCAGCACCTTCAAACAACGCATATCGTGTTGTAATTGTTGGCTAAAGTATAATAGTAATAAACGTAGGGGGTTGGAGAAATCTAGCCCCCTCAACAAAGGATTAAAATGGCAAAGAAATTTTTAGTACCGCTAAGCGTAAATGGTTTAGCCTCTGACCCCGCAAGTGGGTCCGAGGGCGATCTTTACTTTAATACAGTATCTAAAAGTTTAAAGATTTATAAAAATGGTGCATGGGAAGAAGTAGGAGGGGCTGGAAATGAATCTGCCTCTATTATTGCCTACATAAATGAACAAATAGATGACACATATGATTTAATTTTTGAAGGACAATACACAGATGATATTGAAGAAGGCGTAAGCAATCTTTATTTTACAAACCAAAGAGCATTAGATGCTGTTGGTATGCCATCACAAACTGGAAACGCTGGAAAGTACTTAACAACTAATGGAGCAAGTACTTCATGGGGAGTTGTAGATGCATTACCTTCACAAACTGGAAACTCTGGAAAATACTTAACAACCAATGGAGCAAACCCAGCATGGGCTGTATTGGATTTGGCTGCAGGAATACAAACAGCATCTGCTGCAGCAACAGCAAGTGCTTTTACATATACAGATCAACAAATTGCTTTAATAGAAAATGATCCAACTAATATTAGTTTTGTAAGATGGAATAAAGTTATATCAGCATCAACATCTACTATATCTGGATTAGATGATAATAATGAGAATTTAGACTATACCCCTGGAATTGAGCAAGTATTTATAAATGGTTCTTTCATACCAAGAGAAGATTACACTTCCACTACAGGTTCTTCAATAGTATTTGATGAAACTTTATATGTAACAGATGTTGTTGAAGTATTATGTTTAAAAACAGTAACGGCAGTAACAGAAGAACAGTTAGCAACAAGTGTTGATAGATGGACAAAATTAATGACAGCATCTACTGCAACAATATCAGGGGTAGATGATTATAGCAATACACTAGACTATTCAATTGGTTATACAACTGTATATGTTAATGGTATTTTAATAGATCCTTCTGAATATACCGCCACAAGTGGCAGTGCTGTAGTTTTTGATACAACAGTAAATGTTGACGATGTTGTAGAAGTATTATCATATAGAAACATTGGATATATTTGGGATTTTTATTCATTACTAAACTCTGCCTCAGTAGCAGCAACTGCTTCAGCAAATTCTTACACCGATGCTGCTATAGCAAGTTTTGAAGCACTACCTTCACAAACTGGAAACTCTGGAAAATATTTAACAACTAATGGTGCATCTACTTCTTGGGCAATACTAGATTTAAACTCAGCAATAGTTACCGCAAGTGCAGCAGCAGCAGCATATACAGATTCTGAGTTAGCGTCAATTGATTTATCTGCAGCAATAGTTACAGCAAGTGCAGCAGCAGCAGCATATACAGATTCTGAGTTAGCATCAATTGATTTATCTGCAACAATACAAACAGCATCAGCAGCAGCAGTAACATACTTAGTAGACTCAGCACCAGGAGCATTAGACACACTTAATGAGTTAGCAGCAGCATTAGGCGATGATGAAAACTTTGCAACAACAGTAACAAACTCACTTGCAACAAAACTTTCTATATCTTCAGCATCAAGTACTTATGCAACAATAGAAGATGCTAATAATAGTCTTCTTAGATGGAGTAAAATATATGGAGCATCTGCAACAGTAATTTCAGGAGTAGATGATAATCTTTATACATTAGATTACACACCAGGATTTACAACTTTATTTATAAATGGTATTTTAGTAGACCCAACAAACTACACAGCAACAAGTGGTAGCACAGTAGTATTGGTAGACCCAATATCAGTAGACGATGTTGTGGAAGTATTATCTTATAAAACATTTAATGTAGCAAATACATATACAAAAACTGAGATTGATCAAAAATATAACAACTATAGTCGTTGGGCAAAAACAATGTCTGCTTCAACTAGCACAATTAGCGGGGTAGACGATAATAACCTTACTTTACAATACAATCCAGGATATGAAGAAATATTCATTAATGGTACTTTAATTACAAATAATACTGATTATACGGCTACCAGCGGATCTGCTGTGGTATTGGTAGAACAGGTAGTTCCAGGGGATATAGTAGAAATAGTAAATATTCAACCATTCAATATTGCTAATACATATACAACTTCTCAAGCAAATGATTTATTTATTGCTAAATCTGCTTCTACATCTTTTGAACCAAATATTGAATATGTTTCGGCATCACCATCAGGTCCATCTGCTGGAACTCTATGGATAGACTCAACAAATGCAGCAGCACCATTATTAAAAGTGTATAATGGAACTACATGGATTGCAGTATCTGGTTCAGATTCTGGACTCCATCCATTCTTTACGGCGGGGATATAAATGGCAAATACTTATAAGTCACCAGTTCAGGTTGAACCAGCAGCCAATACTTTAACTACTCTTTATACCGTTCCAGCAGATACTCAAGCAATATTTTCTGCTATCAATGTTTGCAATACAGCATCAACAGATGCTACTTTTAGAATTGCTTTTAGACCAAGTGGTGATGCTATTGAAGATAAGCATTATATTATTTATGATGCAACAATTGCTGGTAAAGATACCTATATGATTAATCAAGGTATGTCTATAGGTGCTACAGATGTCCTGTCAGTTTACGCTTCCTCAGCAAGTGTTTCCTTTACAGGTTTCTATGCTGAGGTGACACCATAAATGGGAATTAGTTCCGCAAGAGCAACAACTTTAAATAGCATTAGAACTGGGCTTTCCTTTAAAGCAAGCGGTGGAGCAAGAAATGAATTAAATGGATATGTTATACATTCTTTTACTAGCACTCAAAATTTTACAGTTTATCAACCATTATTAACCCTTGAATATTTAATTATTGCTGGTGGAGGAGGCGGAGGTGGAAGATATATGGGTGGTGGAGGAGGTGCTGGTGGTTACTTAACTGGAACAACAACAGTTAGTGCTGGAAACTACGATATTATAATTGGTTCTGGGGGAAATGGAGGACAGGCTGAAGGTGTTAGAGGATCTAATGGATCAAATTCTTCTTTTAATTTAATAACTTCTTTTGGTGGAGGAGGAGGAGGCTCTGGTGATATAGGACAACAACTTGGTTCTGTTGGAGGGTCTGGAGGAGGTAACTCTGGATACAGTACCAGTACAGGTGCTTTAGGAACTTCTGGACAAGGTAATCGTGGTGGAAATGGTGCTCTATACGGTGGTGGCGGAGGTGGTGGTGCAGGTGCAAATGGTGTTAATGGAACTTCGTCTGATGGTGGAGTAGGTGGAAATGGATTACAATCTTCAATTAGTGGTGTTTTAACATATTATTCTGGTGGTGGCGGAGGTGGAGATTATACTGGAACTGGTGGAAATGCTGGAGGATTAGGTGGTGGAGGAACAGGAGCAAATGGTCCTGCAAATAGTTCAGGTGGAACCCCAACTGCTGGTGGGCAAAATACTGGCGGCGGTGGTGGAGGAACAAATGGATATTTGGGTGGTGTTGCAATTCAAGGTGGTGCGGGCGGTAGTGGAATAATTATTATTAGGTATTTAATTTCATAAAAGGGGTATATAAAAATAAATGTCTAGAACAAGAGACTTATCAAAACAAATTTCTAATTTAATAACTATATCTACAGGGGGAAGTAATTTTGTTACCCCCCAAGTTTTAAGTGCATCTATTGCCAATATTGATTTAAGCCTATATGCAACCAATGCACAGTTAAGTGCTAGTGTTGGAAACATTAATATGAGTAGTGCAATTGTTAGTGCTTCTAGTGCTGCTGTTGCCGAATTAAATAATAGAATTGTAATATCAAGTGCTTCTCCTGTTGGAAATATAGATGGTAGGATTTGGATTGACCCAACAACAGCAAGTGCACCAATAATGTCAGTATTAGGAACATCTACTTGGAGACAACCATATTTAGGAAGATTTTTTGCAACAGGTGGAGTTATTACTGAATCAAATGGTTACAAAATTCACACGTTTACATCAACTAGTTCACTGGTAGTGGTTGGACAAAAACTAATTGAATATTTAGTTGTTGGTGGAGGTGGTGCTGGTGGACCAAGTGGAGCAGGAGGTGGTGGAGGTGGTGCTGGAGGATTTAGAACTGGAACATTTACTGCATTAAATGGATCATACTCAGTTGTTATAGGTGGAGGCGGACCTAGTATATCTGCAAATGGATACAACAGTACAATAAATAATGGAGTTGCTTCATCTTTTGGAGAAATATCATCAGCAGGTGGTGGTGGAGGTTCTGGAAATAATATACCAGGTGCTTCTGGAGGTTCTGGTGGAGGAGGTAATGGTGGTTATAGTTCTGCAGGTGGTTCTGGAAATAATCCATCAACAAGTCCAGTTCAAGGATATGCTGGAGGTACAGCAATTTCGTATAGTAGTGGTCAACAATATTCAGCAGGTGGTGGTGGAGGTGCTGGTGGAGTTGGAGAAAATGGTAGTACTAGCAGAGGTGGTAATGGTGGAATTGGTGCAATTTCTTCAATCACTGGATCTCAACAATATTATGCAGCAGGAGGCGGTGGAGGAATATACACTAACCTAACACCTGCTGGAACTGGTGGATTAGGTGGAGGAGGAAATGGTGCAACAGACTCTGTAAAAAATGGAACTAATGGATCAACAAATAGTGGAAGCGGTGGCGGAGGTGCTGGAGGAAATGGAGTTCATACAACTGGTGCTGGCGGTAGCGGTATAGTAATAATTAGGTACTTAACATAACTTTCATAATGATATAATAAATAAGGAGGTAAATAACATGGCACATTTTGCAGAAATAAATTCAGACAACATTGTACAAAGAGTAATTGTTGTCGACAATAATGATTGTAAAGACGCAGAAGGAAATGAATCAGAAGCAGTTGGTGCTGCATTCTGTAACACCCTTTTAGGCGGTATATGGAAACAAACTTCATATAATGGCAATATCAGAAAAAACTATGCTGGTATTGGATATACATTTGATGAAGGAAGAGATGCTTTTATACCCCCAAAACCTTATAGCAAATGGATCTTGAATGAAGATACTTGCAATTGGGAAGCCCCAGTAGCATATCCAGAAGGTGAAACACCTTATATTTGGAATGACAACAAGGGGGAATGGGAAGAAGTAGTTCCCGCTTAAATTGGGTAGAGCAAGAGACGTTTCAAAAATATTTAGTGCTAATACTAGTTTAGTAACTGTTGATGAATTAACATCTGCAATTTCTAATGTTTCAGTTGATTTAAGTGGCTATGCTACTGCATCTGCAGTAAGTGCAAGTATTTCTAATATTGATGTTAGTAGTTCATTAGATAGTAGGATATATATTAATAGTGCTTCTCCTACCTCGGGAAATACAGATGGACGTATTTGGATTGACATATCTACCGCATCTGCTCCAATATTACAAACTTATGGCAGTAATTTTTTTAGAATTCCAAAATTTACTAGAGAAAAAGCAACTGGTGGAGTCGTTACAACATTTGGAAGTTACACAATACATACATTTTTATCAAATGGTACTTTTACAGCAAATGTTCCATTAGAAGTTGAGTATTTGGTTGTTGCTGGTGGTGGTGGTGGAGGATATAGTGTTGCTGGTTCTGGTGGAACTGGTGGTGGAGGTGCTGGAGGAATGAGAACTGGTAGTATTGGAATTTCTTCAGAAAGTTATTCGATACAGGTTGGGGCTGGTGGTTCAGGATCATCTACAACAACAAATGGAAGTAATTCAGAGTTTGCCACCATAACTGCAATTGGTGGTGGTGCTGGAGGAAAAGGTGGTTCGTTAAATGGCAAATCTGGTGGTTCTGGTGGTGGAACTGCTGACGGTAATACTAGTGTAGGAACTGGAACTGTTGGTCAAGGTAATAATGGTGGAGGATCTAACGGAAACAGTCCTTCTTATGGCGGCGGCGGCGGCGGAGGTGCTGGTGCTTCTGGATCTAGCGGAACAAGTTCATCAAGTGGAAGTGGGGGAATAGGATCGATTTCATCAATAACTGGATCAAGTCAATATTATGCAGGAGGGGGTGCTGGTGGAACTGGTTACTCTCAAGGAACTTTAGGAAGTGGCGGTTCTGGAGGTGGAGGAAGTGGTGCCTTTCATGCAAATGGTAATAATGGTACAGTAAACACTGGTGGTGGAGGTAGTGGAACTGGTTCTGGAAGCACTGGGATTAATAATAACGCTGGCAACGGCGGTAGTGGAATAGTAATAATCAGGTATTTAACATAAGGAGCATATAATAATATTATGGGTAGAACAAGAGATATATCAAACATATTTGATGACAATAGTCCTATTGTTAATAGTGATGAATTAAATATTGCTATAAATACCGCCTCGGCTGCGGCTGCTTCTTATGCAGATTCAGAGTTAGCAGTTATTGATTTATCTTCAACTATTCAAACAGCAAGTGCAGCAGCAGTATCATATGCGGATTCCTTAACAACTACAGACATATCAGAAGGAAACCAGTTATATTTTACAAATCAAAGATCAATAGATGCTGGATCATCAACATATATATTACAAATAAATGAGCAGTCTATTATAAATACTGCTTCTGGTGCGGCAGTAACATATTTGGTAGATTCTGCTCCAGGAACTTTAGATACCCTTAATGAGTTAGCAGCAGCATTAAATGATGATGCAAGTTTTGCAAGTACGGTAACAAATTCTTTATCAACAAAGTTAGATTCTTCTACAGCATCTACAACATATTTAACTATTACAAATGCTTCTACAACTTATTTAAGCCAATCAGATGCATCAAATATTTATGAGCCAAATATTGATTATGTATCATCATCTCCCTCTACTCCTATTGCTGGAACACTGTGGATAGACTCAACAGCATCAGCAGCACCCTCATTAAAAGTGTATAATGGTAGTGAGTGGATTGCAGTATCTGGTGCTGGTGGCGGCGGACTAAAGACACACTTTTTATTAATGGGGGCTTAAATGGCTACAGAAACGATTAAATCTGCTTCTTATTTATTACCAGCAGCAAATACGCTGAGCACTCTTTACACCGTTCCTAGTTCAACACAAGCAGTTATTTCAACAATAAATGTTTGCAATACAGCATCTGCTGACGCAACATATAGAATTGCTGTAGTGCCAAATGGTGTGTCAATTACAAATGCAAACTATATTGTTTATAATGCAACAATTTCAGGAAACGAAACAGTGGCTTTCACTCAGGGTATAACGATGGGAGCACAGGACGTATTGTCCGTTTTTGCAAGCACTGCATCAGTTGCATTTAATGCTTTTAAAATGGAGATTGCATAATGGCTATTAATAGTAGCAAAATAACTTCACTAGCAAATAATGGTTTGTTTAGTAAAAGTGAATTGGTTACTTTATTACCAGCAAACTCTAGCACTGGATTAATAAATTATATTCAAAATGCTATTAGTCAAAATTTAACAAAATCTCAAATATTATCTTCTTCAAGATACTTAACATATATAGAAGGGCTGGGATTTGCAACAGAAAGTTTTAATGGTCAAACCTATGCAAAAAAATCTTTTACAACAGTTGGAACTTCTAGTTGGATAATTCCAACACCCTTTATAAATCAACCAGCAATATTATTAGTTGTAGCAGGTGGTGGTTTTGGTGCAAACGGAGTAGCAAATGTTATGGGTGGAGGTGGTGCTGGTGGTTTAATATATAATGCTTCTTTTACTCCAACTGCAAATACAGTTACAGTAACTGTTGGAAATGGTGGACAAACAACTGGAAGTAATGGCTCAAATTCTGTTTTTGATAATCAAACTGCTATTGGTGGTGGTTTCGGTGCAGCAGAAACAGGTGCTGGAAATGGTGGAGGTTCTGGAGGTGGTGGATCATACAGTAGTGGTCAAGGAGGCTCAGGAACTTCAAATCAAGGTAATCGGGGTGGAAATGGTGGTTCAACAGCAAGTCCATATAATGGTGGTGGTGGTGGAGGTGCTGGTGCTGTTGGAGAGGCTGGTCAAAATGGTAGTCGTGGTGGAAATGGTGGAATAGGTTTATCAATTTTTGGAACATATTATGCTGGTGGTGGTGGTGGATCTGCTTGGGCAAGTAGTGGATCTGGAGGAACTGGTGGACTTGGTGGTGGAGGAAATGGTGGAGCAAATCCAGCAAACTATGCTTCTGATGGAGTAGCAAATACTGGTGGAGGTGGAGGTGGAGGATACTCTGCTTGGAATGGTGGAAAAGGCGGAAGTGGAATAGTAATAGTTAGATATCCATTAACTATTCCATCATCATTTGCATGATTGAATTTATAAAATGTGGTACATGTCATCCAGAATTAAAATATAGAAATATTCACGAGGTAGAAGAATGTGATATTTGCAAAAATAAGGAGTATATAAAAGAATAATGTCAAAAGCCAGAGATTTAGCCAATCAAGTATCTAATTTAATAACTATAATAAAGGGAGGGGAATAAAAATTGTCAAACTCAAGAGAACTATCAAAAATTTTTACAGCAGATACAACTGTAACAACTCATAGTGAACTAATAACAGCAGTTAATGCTGCCTCTGTAAATATAATACAACAAGCAATACAATATACTGATAATGCTACCCCCGACTTAACTCCTGCCATTCAAGCAGCCTCTGCAGCAGCCGTAGCCTACACAGACCAAGAACTATCTAACATAGATTTAACAAGCACTATCATTACAGCAAGTGCAGCCGCTGCATCTTATACTGACAGTGAAATATCTGCCATTGATTATTCAACAATTATTCAAACAGCATCTGCAGGAGCAGTAACATTTTTAACAGACTCAGCACCTGGAACATTAGACACTCTTAACGAATTGTCGGCGGCATTGAATGATGATCCTAATTTTTATTCAACTATTCAATCTGTATATTTAACACAATCAAATGCTAGTGCAACATATCTTACTCAATCAAATGCTAGTTCAACTTATCTTACACAAGCAGCAGGATTAACAACAGCAACTGCATCTACAACTTATTTGACCCAATCAAGTGCTAGCACTACCTACTTAACCCAATCAAGTGCTTCTACTCAATATGAAAAGTTAATACCTTATTCTACTTCTACCCCCGAAAGTCCAGTAACTGGTGATATGTGGCTCGATTCAAATAGCACACCTCCTGCATTAAAGGTTTATGATGGAAGTAGTTGGGTTCAACTTGGTGCTGCTGTTGATGACAGTCAAGCAATAATTTCAGGTAGGATGTTCTCATAATGTTAGGAATTAGAAGATTTTATACAAGTGCTGGAATGAGTAGATTAGTTTCTAATCCATTAAGAGATTTAACAAAATATAATGCAACTGGTGGAGTAATTAGTATTCCAGGAGATGGATATAAATATCATACCTATACTACCCCTGGAACATCTCAAACATTTTTTTCTGATATGCCAGGTCAAATAGAAGTTTTTATGTGGGGAGGCGGTGGTGCTGCTGGCGGAACAGGAGGTGGAGCATATTGTTTTGGTGGAGGTGGTGCATATTCAACTTCAACTTTTATTACAAATCCAGGAACATATACAATAAGTGTTGGTGGTGGTGGACAATTAGGTACACAAGGATGTGTTATAGGAACTGGAGGTGCTGGAGGACTTGGTGCTAGTGGTGCAGCAGGAGGAAATGGAAGTCAGGCTGGAACCTCTCCATGTTCTGGAACTGGTGGTGGAGGTGGTGCTGGAAGTTTATTATTATTTTCTGGAACTATTATTGTTGCTGCAGGTGGTGGTGGCGGTGGTGGAGGAACAGAAACTGGATACAACGGAACTGGTAACGGTGGTGGAGGTGGTCAAAACGGAACTGCTGGTCAAGGTGCTGGAGCAACTGCTGGAGTAACTGGTGCTAGTGGAAGTACAAATGGACAAAATGCTACCGCAACAGGTGGTGATCATAGTGGATCTGGTGGAGGTGGTGGTGGATTTTTAGGTGGAACTGCTGGATTAAATCCCAGTGTTGACGGTCTTTCTGGTGGTGGTGGTGGAGGAGGTTCAAGTTTAGGACAAACTATTAATAATGGTAGTGGTTCAACTCCTGGAAACTCTGGAAGTTCTTTAAGAAGTGGTGCTGGAAATGGTGGAGGATCTGGTGCTGCTGGATCAAATGGAATAGTAATAATAAGATATCCGTTTGTTGTATAAAATATTATTAAATGATATAATAAAAGAGAGGTAAAAATGCCAACATTTTCAAAAGTTTTATTATCTGGGTCTACAAATGGTGCATCAACTTTGGTGGCTGCAACCTCGACTCCAGGAACAACTATTCATACAGCAGTATCAGGAACATCTGGTTTAGATGAAATATGGTTATATGCAGACAACTCAAGTTCCTCAACAGTTAAACTTACAGTAGAATTTGGTGGTACTGCTGAAAAAGATCAAATAGAAATAAATATACCTGGTGAATCTGGATTAGTACTAGTAGTTCCAGGATTAGTATTGCAAAATTCTTTAGTTGTTCGGGCTTTTGCAGCAACAACAAACGTAGTGTCAATTTCAGGGTATGTAAATAGAATTTCATAATTTTGGGGGTATGTAAAATTATACATATCTATGTTATAATTTAAAAGAGGTATAAATGACATTATCTACAAATAAAAGAAGACCAATAATCATTGGTCCAGATACCCCTTTGGATCCAAAAGAAACAGACTTATGGGTTAATACTACAAATAATAAAATTTATCGATATGATGGTTCAACTTTTGCAGTTGTATCAGAAGCAATTACTCAAGCCTATGTTCAAAGTGCTTCAGCATATGCTTTATCCCAAGCAACATCACAAGTTAATGCTGTAATAGATGCAGCACCAGGTGCTTTAAACACCCTTAACGAATTGGCAGCAGCCCTCAATGACGATGCAAACTTTGCAACAACTATAGTTAATCAAATAAATAACGCAAGTGCTGCAAATATATATTATACAGATTTTAGAGTTGATAGTGCCAGTGGAGCATTGACAGGGTATATAGATGCAGAATTAGGATATTTAGAAACAACAATAAATAATAATATATCTTTATCAGAAGTAGAATTAGTTGGAATTATTAATACCGCTTCAGTTGCAAATACAAATTATACAGATTCAGAAATTATTGCTTTAAATTTAACAGCAGGACTAGTTAGTGCTTCTGCTGCCGCAGTATCATATGCAGATGCTTTAACTACAACAGATGTATCAGAAGGAACTAGTTTATATTTTACAAATCAACGTGCTATTGACGCAGGGTCGGCAACATACTTAACACAATCAAATGCAGCAACAACTTATCTTCCACAAGTAGGTGGAGTAATTACTGGTAATTTAGAAATAGATGGAACTTTAATAGTTTCTGGGTCAACAGCATATATTAACGTAACAGAATTTAAAGTAGATGACCCAATGATTTATCTTGCTGGCAACTCAAGTGCTAACTTAGTAGATATTGGATTAGTAGGAAATTATAATGACGGTTCTTACGCACACACAGGATTAGTAAAAGACGCAACAGATGGTAGATGGAAATTTTTCTCCAGTGTAGAAACAGAACCAACTGGAACTATTGCATTTAATGAAGCAGTTTTAGATGCAGTTGCTATGGGCTCAGCCAGCGTTATAGGAAACGTAAATGCGTCTGCATTTATTGGTGACGGATCTCAATTAACAGGAATTAATCTAGCAACAAAAGCAGATAAACTAAATACATTTGATAGCGAAACTTCAAACTATACATTAATTTTGTCAAATGCAGATCAGATAGTTGAAATGAATGTTGGTTCAGCAAATACATTAACAGTACCTCCAAATTCTTCTGTAGCATTTCCAGTTGGAACCGAGTTAACAGTATTGCAAACAAACACTGGACAAACAACCATAACACCAGGAGCAGGCGTAACAATTAACGGAACTCCTGGATTAAAACTTCGTGCACAATGGGCGTCTGCTGTATTAATTAAAAGAGCAGAAAATACTTGGGTTGCCATAGGCGACTTGTCAGCATAGTGAGGGGTATATATGGCATTTCCAGCAACATACAACTTTAACTACTATCGTGGAGATAGTTTTGAATTTATTATTTATCCTAAAAATGCAAATGGAACAACTTTTAACTTAACAGAGTACGATTCAAATTTATTTACAATTGCTACCGCTAGAGGATCTTCTGGAGAAGAAATAGGATTTGGAACCGTAGTTTCTGGATCATCTAGTTTAACTTGTAAAATTACACCAGCAGTAGGAGATTTATTATCTGCTAACTCATATGTTTATGATGTTCAAATTAGTGATACTAGTGCTTCAACTAAATATACTTTATTGACTGGAACAATAACTGTAACTCAAGATGTTACCGATAGGGTTTCGTAATGGCTATTAATTCAGTAGTTTCAACAGAATCAATTACAGTATTTGGCCCACCCGAAGTTATAGAATTAGGATTAGATGTTGGTGCCCCTGGACAAAGAGGAAGTCTTATCTACACTGGATCAGGAGATCCAAATATTAATACTGGAGTATTTGTTAACGAGCCTGCAATAGTAGGAGATTTATATTTAAGAACAGATTTTGGCTCAGATTACGGAGTTATATATTCATACAACGTTACCCCTAGTGGTAACGAGTGGAGTTCTGTATTAAAATTTCAACCAGTTACATATAGTGTAATTGAGCCTTTAACATTTGTAAGTGGATCAGTAAGTGTGAGCATACCAGTAAATGACATATATAACGATGCTCCTGGAACTCTAACTTCAAGTAATTTTTCTATACAATTAACCCCAGAACATGATAAAGCAATTTCATTTGCTGTAGTAGATAAAGGTTTGGTAACTTCCTCAAGTAGGTCTTTAGTATTTGAGATTATTGCTACAGAACAAGATGAAAGTGGCGGGGTAGTAGATTTAGTAGGAATTGTTGATTTCAATATTACTATCAACGTTCTGATATAATTTAAGAAGGTGATAAAATGGCTGGACAATTTTTAAGTGATGCTTCTGGATACGAGGCTACCGAATTTGATACAAAAATACCTTCATTAACCGATCAGGCAAATATAGTTGAGGCTTTTAAGTTATATCATTATGGAATAGATAATTATAGTGGTGCTGGAGCACCCTCTTCAGATAGTGTTCACGCTCACCTTAAAGATATTAATGATAGATTGACAGAAGTAGAAGAAAGTTCCGTTAATTCTTTAACTGGAACAGCAAACGAAGTATCGGTGTCCGCATCTGTAGGAAACGTTGTTGTTGGTTTACCAGACGATGTAACAATCACAGATGACTTAACCGTAGGTGGAGATTTATCGGTAACTGGAGATTTACAAGTTAGTGGCTCAACAACATTTATTAATACAACAAATTTATCAGTAAAAGATCCTTTAATATTATTAGCAAGTGACAACGCTGCAAACTCTGTAGATTTAGGAACTGTTGCTAAATATAATTCTTCTGGAGAAAAATATTCAGGATTGGTTAAAGATGTTTCAGACTCTGGAAAATGGAAATTATTTTCTGACGTAACATCTCTTCCATCTACAACGGTAGATTTTACTTCTGCTACATATGATACATTGAAAATTGGTTCATTAGAATCAACAAGTGTAATTGCAACCAGTGCAACTTTAGATACAATAACATCAACTGGACCATCAGACATAAGAATTCCACAAAATGCTCAAACTGGTTCTGCTACATATACATTAGTTTTATCAGATGTAGGAAAAATGGTTGAAAGAGATAATGCTTCCGCTAATAGCGTAACCGTTCCACCAAATTCTGATGTAGCCTTTCCAATAGGATGTCAAATTATAATTTTACAAACAGGATCTGGACAAACAACTATTGCTGCTGGTATTGGAGTTACCGTAAACGGTAGCCCAGGATTAAAACTTCGTGCACAATGGACATCTGCTACTCTTATAAAAAGAGCAACAAATACTTGGGTTGCGATAGGAGACTTAGCATCATAAAATGTCTAAAAAAATTAGAGGAAATGCTGGAAGATTACCAGGTGCTCCAACAATTGGGACAGCAACTGCAGGAATTCAAAATGCTACAGTTTCTTTTACAGCCCCATCATATTTAGGAAAACCTTCAGGAACAAGTTATACAGTAACTTCAACCCCTGGATCATTTACAGGAACAGGTTCATCATCTCCAATAACAGTAACTGGTTTAACTGGAGGAACCGCTTACACTTTTAAGGTTGCATTGTCTAATGGAATAGGTTTTGGTCCAGAATCTGCAGCAAGTAATTCAATAACAGCAATTGTTCCACCGTTCTTCCCACCGTTCTTCCCACCATTCTTCCCACCATTCTTCCCACCATTCTTCCCACCATTCTTCCCACCAAGATTTTATGTAAATAGTATTCACGTTGCAGGATGTATCTATGCAGAAACATTAGTTAAAACAGTAGGAGATAATGATTCTATTAAACATGCAAGAGCAGAAGAATTAGAGGTAGGTCAAGATATTTGGGCTATGACTCATTCAAATATTGAAGATATGTCATTAGTAAAAACTAAAATTAAAAGTGTTTATCCAATTATTAAACAAACTTTAATATTTAATAATGATGAGTCTACAAGGGTATCCTTAGAGCAACCAGTACTAGTAGAAGACGGGGGTAATTGGAAATTTATTACCTCAAATGAATTAACTATTGGTAATAAGATAATGTCTTATAGTGAAGAAGATAATAAATTTGTACCCCTTGAAATTACCGAAATAACAAAAGATGAATCTCCAAAAGTAACATATGCTATATCTGTAGAAGATCATAGTGCATTTATTGCTGGAAATATAGTTTGTAGAAATAAGCAGGTATAAAATGCCATTAATTATTGGATCAAATAGTGGTGGAAAACAACCAGGAACACCTATAATTGGTACTGCAACTGCAGGAATTATAAGTGCTACAGTTGGCTTTACAGCCCCATCATATTTAGGAAAACCAACAGGAACAACTTATACAGCAACATCAAGTCCTGGAGGAATAACTGGAACTAGTTCAACTTCTCCAATTACTGTCAATGGATTAACAGCAGGTGTGTCTTATACATTTACTGTTACATTGTCTAACGGAATTGCAACTTCTACCGCTTCTGGAATAAGTAATTCTGTTACACCTTCACCAGTACCATTCTTCCCACCATTCTTTCCACCATTCTTTCCACCATTCTTCCCACCTAACTTTTATTCAGACGAAAGAGACAAGCAAGATATTAAATCATTAGAATTGGGATTAGACTTTGTTAAAGATTTATTACCAGTATCTTATGTATGGAATATGAGAGATGGGTCAGTTGCTGGAGTAAATGATGCTGGTTTTATTGCTCAAGACCTACAAAGAATTCAAGAAAAATACGGTGTAGAGTGGCTGGGTATGGTTGATGATTCTAATGAAAGTCAATTAAAGATAAACTATATTAAGATGATACCTATCCTTGTAAAATCAGTACAAGAACTAACTAAAGAAATAGAAGAATTAAAAAATAAACAGTGCTCTTGCTAAACTAGTATCTTTATGATATTATAGATCTAACAGAAAGGTCATCATGATGCAAAGAGAAGAAAATATAGTTCAATCATGGTCAGAAGTAGAAGACTTAGGTAATGGCATATATGTTTATAGAGATGTATTACCAGAATCATTAGACTTAGTCAATAGATTAGAAAAAGTATTATCTAACCCAGAAAGTCAATATAACTGGATAGTTGCACAAGTAGGATATGGTCAAGTTATGCCAGACTATCGTGACTGTGTTGATTTTAAATATAAAAAATCAGATTTGGTTGATGATGGATCAAAAGAATATAATGAATTAGCAAAAATATGGCAGCAATGTTACGATAGAAAGGCTGCAGCAGTAGATCACTATAGATCTAGATTTAATATTATGGACTTAAAATATTGGGAAGCATTTAACTTTATTAGATATGGTGAAGGTCAACATTTTATGGAACACCATGATCATGGATATTCATATAATTGTACAGTTTCGTTAGTTTGTTATTTAAATGATAATTATGAAGGTGGAGAACTGTCATTTAGATTGCAGGGTTTAAAAATTAAACCAAAGGCTGGAGACATGTACGTATTTCCTTCTAATTTTATGTATCCACATGTTGCTGAAAAGGTAACGTCTGGTGTTAAATATTCTTTAGTAACTATGTTGGATTATAGTGCTAAGTATCATACACCAGAAATTTATAATAATACGGAAGACTAATGTCAACAGTAAATGTTTACTGTCAAAACCAATCTGTTAATATAAAACAAACACGAATAAAAAGAGATTGGATGGAAGAAACTGCTGAAAAACATGCCTATAAATGTTTTCCTATAAGTTTGGCAAATACTATAGGGTATGAATTATCTTTACCAATAGATGTTACTTTTGTTTGGGATGGAATTAGTGATTCATCACCAGAACACATAAAAATACTTTCTGGAGAAGAATTTATACAAAACTCTAGGGCAAATGCAACTGTTAGTTTTAAAACTGGTATAGTTATAAAGTCAGATAGCAATATTAGTTTTTTACATATGCCAGTACCAAACATGTTTAATGATTCATATCAAACTTTTACTAGTTTAATTAGTACCTCATTTTTTGATCAAGAATTTCCTTCTGCTATAAAAATATTAAAGCCAGATAAGGCTATAACAATTAAAGCAAATGAGCCATTTGCAACACTTGTACCTATATCTTTAACTAGCATGTCAGATATAGAATTAAATTTAAATGATTTTGATATGGATGAGAAGTGGTATAAAGATAATGAAGAAAGAGGCAAGGTGGCATATGAACTTAATAAAAAGGGTGAATGGACTAACTGGTATAGAAATGCTACTGATCATAACGATGTTCAAATTGGTGAACATGAGGTAAAGTCTTTAAAACTAATAATAAACGATAATAGGAGAAATAGTGGATAGCAAAGAAATAAAGTTTATTACAAACAGATTTTGGCAAACAGAAAGAACCAGCACTAAACCATCTTCTGCATCTAAGTCTTTACCAGAGTGGTATACAAAAGCAGAAAGATTTATAACTAACCCTGAAACTAAAGAATATTATGAAGATAAAGACGGTGGCAAAATTGCTAGTTGGAAGGCATGTATGCCATTTATGGATGTAATGATGAGTGGATATTTTATGTATACCCCTTGCGATATAGAGTTTTATTTAGATGAGCAAGGAGATATTCGTCATAAAATAACTGATGAAAAAAATCAAAGTTTTTGTAGTGAAAGACCACCAATGCTTGGATTTTATCAACCAGACGGATACTACTTAGATCATTTCTCTTGGTTTGTAGACTGGGGAACTATATTACCAGAAGGATATAGTGCTCTGTATACAACTCCATTTAATAGATTTGATTTACCATTTATAAATACATCTGGAATTATTGATAACGATGTTGTTAACCTTAATGGAAACCTACCATTTTTTTTAAGAGAAGGCTGGACTGGTGTAATACCTAAAGGAACCCCATTTGTTCAGGTATTTCCGTTTAAAAGAGAAAACTGGACTTCTTCTATAATTGTTGAAGACCCAATGTCTATTCCTCAAAAAAATATTGATAATGCTGCTAAATATAGAGTGCCTGATGGAGGGGTATATAAAAATGTAGACTGGCATAGAAGATCATATGAATAGTCCTATGGTAAAATAAAATTATGAATCCAAAAGAATTAGAAAAATTAATGGAAGAAACAGATAAAAATAGGGTATCTATAACCCCGTCTGGATCTTTTGGATCATCTAAAGACAATATTGTAAGTTTAGAAGATTTTATGACTAAAGAAGATAAAGAGTTATTGTATAACTTTGCAGTTAACTTAGAAAATTGGCACAAAGATGAAAGTGTTTATGATAAAGATGGTGTTATGATTTATGATGCTAGTTTTTGGGCTAACCGTGTAGCAAATCAAAAAGAAATTGCACAACAAGATTCAGCAAATATAGTTAGAGATAAAATTGTAGAACTACTAGCAAGATTTAAAGAAAAGGTAGATGCTCATTTAAACGTTAATGCCGTACCAACATTTCCTGCTTTTGTAAGATGGTTTCCAGGAAATTATCAACTACCACATGCAGATAAAGAATTGCATGAAGGAGAAAACTCAGGAAAACCAAATAATTTTCCATATTATGACATTGCTGGATTAATGTACCTTAATGATGATTATGAAGGTGGAGAACTATACTTTCCACAACATGATATTGAGTTTAAACCTAAAGCAGGTGCAGCATATTTTTTTCCAGGAGATAAAAACTTTATACATGGGGTAAAAGAAGTTACTGCTGGTGTTAGATACACACTTCCATTTTTTTGGACTATAGTAGGGCACGGTAAATAAATGGAATATATTAAACTATTTCCTAAGATACATGTATATAAAGGTTTATTAAATAACTGTGATGATCTAGTAGATATATTAAAAAAAGCAGAAGAAGATTCAGATACAACATATTTATTTAAAGACTGGAAACCGTGGAGTTTTTTTGGAACTTACGTTTATCAAATAGACAATAACGCCATACATTCTGGTATACAAAATGAAAAATTACAAAAAGAAATAAATTATCTTGAAATGGTTAAGAAAGCATTTTTTGATAGCACTGATAACTTTTTAAAAGAATATAAATTAGACCTACCTGGAGATTGGCAAATGATGGGTCCTTCATTTTCCAAATATATACCAGACGAAGGCGAAGAGGGTAGAGTAGGAAAAGGAATGAGTATGTCTAGGCATACAGATTACGTACCATGGATGAAAGATGTTCCAGGATATAAATTTGCTTTAACTTGCACTATGTATTTAAATGACGATTATGACGGTGGAGAAATATCATTTAAAGTTGGAGATCAGTATATAGATTATAAACCAGTTGCTGGAGATGTAATTGTATTTCCATCTGGACACCCTGAATTTTTAGCAGACGAGCACCCTTATCTACATGGTGTTAAAAAGATATCTGGAAATCCAAGATATTTAATTAGATCTTTTTACCAGTTCTATCATACAGGCTCTGAAGAATGGCTTAAAAATCAAGAAAAGTATGGAAAAGAAATATGGTGTAAAATGGAAGAAGAAAGAATAGAAAAGGACATGAGGGTGTATGACTTTTACTAAAGAAGATCTTAAATTCTATAAAAACGATATTGCAAGAATTGATAACTTTGTTACAGCAGATGAAGCAAAGGCAATGATTAAATATTTTGAGTCTCAAGCACAAATTTGGGGAGATATTGCTTTTTATAATTCTCTTGGTATGGGCTTGGCACCACATGATCAAAGGCTTATTGAATTAGGTTTAGATCCTAAACATTTTGATAATTTAAGAGATAAGTTTAAACAATCATGTGAGATGTTTTTTGAAAGAGAATTAAGAGCAAACACATCTCATGCACAAAAATGGAAAGTTGGAGGATTTGCTGCACCACATTCAGACAACTCAGACCATGATGGAAATCCAAACGCCTTTCATATAAATAAATATGTTGGTATATTATACTTAAACGATGATTACGAAGGTGGAGAACTATATTTCCCTGATCATAAGTTAGAGTTTAAACCTCCTGTGTATTCCTTCATTATGTTCCCAGGTGGTCACGAAAATATTCATGGAGTAAAAGAAATAACAAAAGGAACAAGGTATACAATGGTTTCATTTTGGGATTATGCTGATGCAGTATATGATGAAGAAACTTTGGATAAGTGGGAAAAGGAAATTGAAAAGGTTAGAGAAGAGCAAGCAGTTCAAAAAATAGAGTGGGACAAGGGAAATAAACTTGTATAACCTATATATTAATGAAAAAATATATTATTATAAAGATGTAATAAAAAATTATCAAGATATTGTAGATAGGATAAATAATGAAAAAGATCCATGGGTTTTTTATCCAACAAAAGAAATTAATGGTATTAAAATACATGAACTAAACCCTTATGAGTTTACTGAATATAAAAAGGTTAAGATAACAGATATAGAAGATAAGTTAGAAAATTGTATTAGTGATTATGAAATAAAAAATAACATAAAAATAAAAAAATTTACAGATATGATTGTACATAAATCGTATCCAGGAAAACACTTAGGGCCTCATACAGATTCTAATGGAGAACATAACTCCCCATGTGTAACAGTTATTATTACCTTAAATGATAACTACTATGGAGGAGAAATGGTATTTGATAAACAAAATGTAACATTAAAACTTAGTGCTGGAAGTATTTTAATATACCCATCTGTTGAACCATATAGTCATATGCCTAGTCTAATTACCGCAGGAAGTAAGATATCAGCAATTATGTTTGGATTTAAAGATGAAGATAACTAAGTTTGATAAGATACATTATTATGAGGATGTTATTGAAAATCCTTATGTTTTAATAAAAGATATTGAAGAAACAGATGAGTTATTAAATAATACTACATCTATAACAAGGTGGAAACAGTGGAAGGCAAGTGATGACTCATACGATTTCGGGTATCAAAAAATTATTAATCCTTCTATCATTGATGAAACTAATGAAAGACTTACATCGATAAATAAAAAAGTTCGTAATGCAATAGTTAACTCTTCTAAAGATTATGCAAATGAACATAATATAGATTTAGGATATTTAACACCAATATCAATAGCCAAATATTCAACTGGAAAAGAAATGGGATCTCATATTGATTCATATGATGATGAAAGATCTCCTGTGCTATCTGTAGTCTTATATATTAATGATAATTATGATGGTGGAGAATTATATTTTAAAGAACAAGAAGTTTTAATTAAGCCTACCGCAGGAAGTTTAATAGCCTTTCCATCAGTAGATCCTTACTACCACCAGTCTATGGTTGTTACTAAGGGATTAAAGTATATGTCGCCAGGATTCTGGTACAAGGATTGACATCACTCTACGGAGGGTGTACAATAATATAATCGATGTTCTTAAAAGGAGGACAATCAATGGAATCATTACTAAATAAAAAAGTATTAGAGTCAGCACTCAATGCTTTTGTAATCGCTTTGATTACACAATTTACCGCTTCAGGTGCAGATGTATCAGCATTAACTGGAGACGCATTGGGAACAATTCTCAATTCAGCACTATCAGCAGCAGCATGGGTAGTTATTCGTGCAGTTAATCCAAAAGATACAAAATTTGGAATTAACCAAGTAGCAGATAAAAAGAAAAAATAATTAACTAGCAGTATCGGGTGGATAGGACACAATCTTATCCACCCCTTAATAGAAAGTTTAGTATGTCAAAACCTACAGTATGTTTCTTAACCTATGATTGGTCATGGGGAACTAAGCCTTTACAACCAAATGGATGTGCTTGGTATAGATGTTTTCTTCCAATGCAACAATTAAAAGAAAAAGATTGGGAAGTTGGAATGGGCTTTCCAGCATTTTCTCCAGAACATGGTTTTGGATTATTAATTCCAGATAAAAAAGCAATTCATGGTTGGGACATAGTTGTATTAAAACTTATGATGTTAGAAAATTTAGTTAACAATATTCCTGAAGCACAAAGTCGTGGTCAAAAAATTGTAATAGATGTAGACGATCACCATGCTGGCTTGGAGCCAACAAATATGGCATACACTTCAACTGATCCTAAAACTAATCCTAAAAATAATAGAGATCATTATTTTAGGGGTATGGAATTAGCAGATGCCTTAATTACCTCTACTCCCTTTCTAAGAGATTTTTATAAAAAACAATATCCAAATAAACCTATATACATGGTTAGAAATTCTTTAGATTTTAAAAACTTTCAAATGAGAAAAGATACTTCTGGTAATTGGCCAACAGTTGGTTGGGTGGGAGCAACTCCTTGGCGTTCTGGAGATCTAGAAACTTTGAGTCCTTTTGTTGGAGAGTTTGTTGAAAAAAATGATTTACGTTTTCATCACTCTGGTCATATTATTAATGCCCCAACGGTTCAAGAGCAAATGCAAATTCCTGCTAAAAGATTTTCTAGCGAAGGCATGAAGCCTATATTAACTTATGGAGAAATGTTTAGAAAAATGGATATCGGATTAGTTCCATTGAGACATGTTGAGTTCAATCTTGCAAAATCATTTATAAAAGGTTTAGAGTATTCTGCTGCTGGTATTCCTTTTATTGCAGAAAATATAGAAGAGTATAAGTTTTTATATGAAGAGTATGGAATTGGCAGGGTTGCAAATACCAAAGATGAGTGGTTGGGTCATCTAGAAGAGTTAAAAAGTCAAAAGGTTAGAAATATTGAAAGACAGAATAACTATAAGTTAGCAAAAGAGTTTCATAGTATTGAAGCAAGAGGTCCTGAATGGGATAAGGTTTATAGAGAGATCAGAGAACTCTAGTACCAGCCTTTATATTTTTTAAAGTCCCAAGCCTTACATCCATCACCATAAATTAAATTAACATATTTGATCATTGCATCAATTTGAGCGTATGGGTTTTCAGTTTTTTTACTATCAACTAGTCCCCAGGTGCTATTTAAAAATTGACCAATGCCAAATGCAGTTGATTTAGGGTTTTGTGCAAGAGGATTCCATTTTGATTCTTTGTCAATGATATTAAAATAACAGGATAGTTCTTTGTTGGGAACATTTTCTTTTACATAGTGCTGATAGGCCAATATAGCCCTCTGAGACTTAGGATCAGTGAAGTTGGCCCTAGACCTAGCAGCAACGTCAGTATTGCTCTCACGAGCCTCTAGAAGCCCCTTTAAAGGGCTAAAGGTGGCTTGTCCTTGTTGGACAGCCACCAAAGGTTCGGCGGTATAAATTGGTCTATGTCTATCTACATAATTAGAATAAGTTCCTACAAAAATAAACGCTACTATCGATAATATTACACTCTTCATAAGTTACCTCCTTGAAGAAGTATTTTATTGTTCTACTATTATAACCCTAATATTGGAAAAAGGCAAGGTTATTTAAGAAATTTTTTAATTATAGTATTAATAGTGTGTTCTATGTCACTTGTTAGTTTAAATGTTGTTCTACAACTAATGCAATAAAAATATGGTTTGTCATCTTCATCAACTCTAGAAACAACAATATCATCTTTCACAAATGGACAAACTATTAAACTATCAAGTTTATTAACATCTACTAAATTATTATAAAAATGAACCTCTTGTATTGATATCATATATTGATCCTTTCATAAATGTAGTGTACAATACTATTATCTCATAAATCAAAAAACTAGGAGTTGTATTTTTAATGTCATTTATTAATCAAAACGGGTCAATAACAGATCCATATAAGAATTTTATTCATATCTCTAGGTACGCTAGATGGATACCTGAATTAAATAGAAGAGAAACTTGGAGTGAAACGGTAGATAGATATATCAATTTCATGAAAGATCATTTAGTATTAAATTATGGCTATAGCCCAAATGCTAAAATTTTTGATGAAGTTAAAGATTCAATTTTAAATCATAAAATTATGCCTTCTATGAGGGCCTTGATGACTGCAGGTCCAGCGTTAGATCGTGATCACATTGCAGCATATAACTGTTCTTTTATTGCAGTAGATAGTCTTCGTGCATTTGATGAAGCAATGTATGTTTTAATGAATGGAACTGGTGTAGGATTTTCAGTAGAATCAAAATATGTTGATGAACTTCCTATAATTGCAGAATCTTTTAATCAAACAGCAACAACTATTGTTGTGGAAGATTCTAAACTTGGATGGGCAAAAGCATTTAAAGAATTAATTGCATTATTATCACAAGGTCAAATTCCACAATGGGATATGTCAAAGGTTCGTCCTTCAGGAGCAAGACTAAAAACTTTTGGTGGTCGTGCTTCTGGTCCTGGACCTCTTAATGCATTATTTACATTTACAACAGATACTTTTAGAAACGCAGCAGGTCGTAGATTAAAACCAATTGAAGCACACGATTTAATGTGTAAAGTTGGAGAAGTTGTTGTAGTTGGTGGAGTACGCCGTAGTGCACTTATTAGTCTTTCTAATCTTGATGATTTTGAAATGGCTAAAGCAAAAAGTGGATCATGGTGGGAAACACAATCACAAAGATCACTAGCAAATAACTCAGCAGTTTATAATACTAAACCAAACACTGCACAATTTTTACGTGAGTGGAGAAATCTATATGAATCAAAATCTGGAGAAAGAGGAATCTACAACATAGACTCAGTTCGTAGACATGTAGAGTCTTTTGGAAGAAGAGATGCTTCTTTGATTGCTGGAACAAATCCATGTGGAGAAATTATTCTTCGTCCTAATGAATTTTGTAATTTAACAGAAGTAGTTATTTCGGCAGAAGATACAAGAGAAGATTTAATGGAAAAAGTTAAACTTGCTACAATTCTTGGAACATGGCAATCAACACTAACTAATTTTAAATATCTTCGTAAGACATGGAAAGATAATTGTGAAGAAGAAAGATTATTAGGAGTTTCTTTAACTGGAATTTATGGTAATAAGATTACTTCAACAGCAGGAAAAGCATTAGAGCAGTTGTTGACTGATATGAGATTAGAGTCGGTTAAGGTTAATAATGATGAAGCAAAAAAATTAAACATTAATCCTTCCGTATCAATTACTTGTGTTAAGCCTTCAGGCACTGTAAGTCAACTGGTCGGGGTGTCTAGCGGAATTCATCCGTGGTATTCAGAGTATTACATTAGAAGTGTTCGTGGGTCAAACAATGATCCATTAACACAATTTTTAAAAGATTCAGGAATTCCAAATGAACCAGACGTAATGAAGCCTGATGAAACAACAGTATTTTATTTTCCTCAAAAGGCTCCAAAGAATGCAACAATAACAAAAGATTTAACAGCCATAGATCATCTAGAGATGTGGAAGATTTATAGAACTTATTGGACTGAGCATAACCCTAGCGTTACGATCAATGTCCACGAAGATGAATGGCTAAGAGTAGGTGCTTGGGTTTTTGATAACTTTGATTCAATTGGTGGTGTATCTTTCTTACCAGCAAGTGAGCATACTTATAAGCAAGCCCCATATCAAGAAATTTCTAAAGATGAGTATGAAGACTGGGTAAAGAAGTCTCCATCAGATATTCAATGGGAAATACTTTCAATGTATGAAAAAGAAGATGGAACTACTGGATCTCAAGAATTATCTTGTGTAGCAGGGGTATGCGAAATAGTTGATATTACCAAATAGTAACATGCTAAAATAGATTAGAGGTTAATATGACCAAAATTTCTAATCTTTATGCTGCAAGAGTTTTTGCAGAACATCCACTAGCACTGTGGAGTCTTGACGATGAAAATTATTTTAATACATCACTTAATGGACTTAACTACAGTTTAGATAATTGGCAAATATTAAACAATAATGGTGAGTGGGAAACTTCATACGTAAATCCACCTAATAATCCTTTTCCAGACGGAGACTTGGCAGTACTATCAAAAACCTCTAGTGCAAGTGTAACCAGTACTCAAATAAATGCATCTCCAATTTACATATCAGATCTAGATTTATCAAAAGATAGCATATGCATATCTACATGGCTATATCAATATGGTGCTTTGGTAGAAGAATTTGAAGTAGGTTTTTCTTATACCAGTGGATCTGTAGAGACCGTAGTAGGCTCATCAATATCTTCTTTAGGAAGTGGAATATGGCAAACACTGCATCATACATTATTACTACCAGAAAGTTTTGATTATATAACTCCATTTGTAAAGGTTAACTATTTTGAAGAGGCTGGATCTTCTAGCGAATTTCAAGTAATGTTTAATAATACAGCGGTAGCACAATGGTCTGAAGAATACTTATATCAAGGAAAGGGAATTCAAAAAGAAGAATTTAGTATTCAAATCATAAAAGACATATTGCCACAAACTAACTTTAAGGTTTACCCACTAGATACATATGGTTTTCAAGATCAAGATAATGGATATGCGATTATTGATGAAAATAAGTTATTGGCAAAAAACACAAATTTTTCTATGGTATATGGATCAGACAATTTAACTTCAATAGAAAGTCCAATAACAGACGGTATGCCTTCTATAATGTTTCCAGGAAAAGGGTTTTTAAATAGAAGTGGAAAATACAAAAATTTAACAGCAGAGTTTTGGCTAAGAGTAAGTCCAAATAATAATATAAGTGCAAGAATATTTGGACCTATTTCTTCTTTAGATGGCCTGTATGTAGAAAATGAATATTTAACATTGCATGTTGGAAAACACTCTCAATCATATTTTGTTGGTAAATGGTATAGACCAATGTTAGTTGATATTAGATACGGACTATCATTAATAACAGTTTTAATTAATGGAGACGTTGTCATTGAGTTAGATGTAGATATAAATAACTTAGAGTTTCCATATCAAGTTTATGATTGGCTAGCATTTTATGGTAATGAAAACATAAAGCCTTTTGACATTGATTGTGTTGCAATATACCCTTATTTAGTATCAGATCAAATTGCAAAAAGAAGATTTATATATGGACAAGCAGTTTTGCCAGCAGAGTCTATTACTGAAAACTTTGATGGAGAGTCTTACTATACAGATTTTCCATTTGCTAACTATTCAAGCATTATGAATTATCCTGACATGAACCCTTGGAATTCTGGATATTTAAATAACTTAGAGTCTAATTCAAAATATCTTGGTTTTGATGATTATGAATTGCCCGAACTTAGATTTGTTGGAGAGGCTCAAACATTAACTACATCTTTAGTTTCACAAAATTGGAATGAATACGAATCTCTTACCTGGTATGAAATACTTTCTCAGTCTTGGCAAGATGTAAGTATAACAAATGAAAATGTTGTAAACGATATATATATTGATAATTTCCTTATACAGTCTAGTGCGTCTGCTCCATTTTTTACACTTAAGCCAAATCTAGGGTATGACAATGTTAACTCTTCAATTGAGTTTGACACTATTAAACCAATTCAAAACAATGTGGCTTCAATATATGGAGTATTTAGAACAGAAGATGAATTGCCAGCAGTAGAGACTCCAGAAACTTTGATGTATTTTTATAACTCTAATAACAATAATGTTTTTAAAGTAACCGTAGATGTTAGTGGATTAAAGTATATTTATAATAATACATTGATCAAAAATATATCAATTCTTGAATCATCAGATTTTATTGCTGGGGTAGATATTGATAAGTTAAGAATAAACTATCCAGATACCGTAGGTAATTTTTTTGCTAATCCACAAAATGTATCTTTGAGTCTTTTAGGTTACGGAGATTCAACTTACTCTGGTAAACTATATCAGTTTACTTTTAATAATTTGTTCTTTCACGAAAAGGATACATATGCTTTGTTTGACAACGAAGGTATTGCATTATCAGATTCCTCTAGTTCAGATATACAGTATGTAGGAAACTATACTGTTAAGCCAATTTTAACCCCTACATATCTAAACTTAGATGTAAGTTGTGCTGGATATTGGGAAGACTCTATACCCCTTTCATATTTTGGAAAGCAAGTAACTAGTGCTGGTGGTTTACAGTATTTTGATCTAGACATGATTCAGTTTAATATTGATATTCCTACTCAGGTTTTAACCTCTCCTTCTGCAAGTTCTTATGCCCTATCGGATCTAGTAAAAACATATGTTACTTTACAAGATAGCGATAATGTTGGAAATATTGCATACTCAACATATACAAATACTCAAGAAATTGGTGCAGGAAGAGTTCTAGACTTTGATAACACAACCGATGTAATAGAAACAAAATTTGAAGTAGTAGATGGAACAATTATAATTCCACCTAAAGAACTAGTTGATTTTAAAGACTACTATATTACTATTCATATTGAGGCTAAAGTCGAGGGTATAAGTAATAAACCATTACAAATTAGAAAGATGTTATTATCATCTCTAGTAACCAATGAAAAGACCTTTACTGAAATAGGAACTAGGTCTGGTAATAAAATATATCCAGTAGCAAAATATAATAGGACATATTCTTTTAAAGATAAAAATCCATTTACTATATACCCAGAAACTTCCCCATACCTATATTTGACTGGAAATTCTGGAATAACAATGTTGCCTTATACCTCTCAAGCAGAAAGAGGTTTTTCAATCCCTATTAATAAAAATAGAAAGGCTTCATACTTTTTAGGTGGTATTCAATTTTGGGCTATGTACAATAAAGACAATTTAATAGACTCTACTAAAAAAATTGCCAGGGTATCCACTATTGATAAAACTTATGACTTTTTTATTGAACCTATAGACAATGGAAAAAGGGGTATATTAAAAGGATATGACGTTGAAACTGGATTCATATCAGATATTATCAATGAAGTCGTAGGAGATATACTATTTTACCAAGATGGATATCTAATTAAAAATCCAATAATTAATCCACTTAAATGGACTTCTATCGTAATAGCCTTTGGATCAAGCATACAGTCTCCCCTAGCATCTGGAAGTTTAGAACTATATGAAGGAGCCTTATATAATAATATTTCAATTTATGAAAAGCCACAGATTACATCAAACTTTACGGTTGGAAGTAGAAATTGGCAAGAAGCAAGGTTTACAGATATAGAAACAGAGACTGAGTCTATTACTACAGAAAATCAATGGGATGATTGGTTGGTATACACATGGACAGAGTTGTACGCACCAGTAGAGTTGTTTAAGTTTGCAATAGATGGAAAGAATATTTTAGAGTCATATTCTGGAACTGCTGGTGTAGTAATTGACGATAATGCAACAATATTGTTTAATTCAAATGGGGCAGACCTATTTTCTAACGTTACATGGGAGACAAGACTTGTCAAACCAGTATAATATGGTATACTTGTGTACATGAATAAGCCAAAACTCAAAAATAATGGTAAGCCTAAGTTAACAGTAATAGAAAAAAAATCAGACTGGGGAGTTTACGTTTGGTTATGTGACTTTGACAGTAAACCATTTGGTGATGGTAACGGTAATATAATGAATGTTCCAGGAAGACCATATGATTTAGAAAAGATGGCAAAAATAAGACAAGCGGCAGAACACTATGGTGCTCCTGCAGGAAAGGTCCATTTCATGGCTGGTGTAAATAGAGTTAGTGACGAAGAGCATCAAAATCAAATTCATAGAATGAAAGAAGGATTAATTCCTAGCGAAACAGACATAGGTGCATGGATGCTTGCCCAAGAAGGAATGAGAAAAAATGGAAGATAATAATGATGCAATAGCAAAAATAGATAATTTAGATAAAGCACAACCTAAAGAAAAAATAGATTCTTTTAATGTTGATGCAGAAATAGTAAAATCTTATAATGGAATAGATCATAATTTTAAAAGAAAGATTAATAGAGTTGTAAGTAAGGCATTTACAGGTGTTGGTAATACTAAGTCAAAACAACTATTTCCAGAAATGGATATGGTTACAGCCTACGGTTTATTTGATGTTGTTCTACCACCATACAATTTAGATGAACTTTCTTATTTTTATGAAAACTCATTTGCAAATCACGCAGCAATTTCAGCAAAAGTATCAAACATAGTTGGACTTGGATATGGTTTTGAAATTACAGATTCAGTATTGGCAAGACTAGAAGAAGCACCAAATGAAGAATCATTAATGAGAGCACAAAGAAAAATACAAAGAGCAAAGGCTTCTTTAACCGAGTGGTTAGAAAGTTTAAATGATGAAGATACCTTTAGCCATATTTTAGAAAAAGCATATATTGATGCAGAATCAACAGGTAACGGATATATTGAAATTGGTCGTAAAGTAAATGGAGAGATTGGCTACATTGGCCATATCCCAGCAACTACAATTCGTGTACGCCGTATGCGTGATGGGTATATTCAAATAGTAAATCAAAAGGTAGTATATTTTAGAAACTTTCAAGGTAAAAATGCAAACACAGTAACAACTGATCCTAGGCCAAACGAATTAATTCACATTAAGAAGTACTCTCCAAAGAACTCATACTATGGAGTTCCAGATACAGTTGCTGCTGCAACATCTATGGTGGGTAACGAATTAGCAGCAAAATACAATGTTGACTATTTTGAAAATAAAGCAGTTCCTAGATATATTGCAACTTTAAAGGGTGCAAGACTTAGCCCAGATGCAGAAGATAAGTTTTTTAGATTTATGCAAGCAGGACTAAAAGGTCAAAATCACAGAACCCTTTATATTCCTCTTCCATCAGATGGTCCAGATAACAAGGTAGAGTTTAAACTAGATCCAATCGAAAATGGTATTCAAGATGGGTCATTTGAAAAATATCGTAAGGCAAATCGTGACGATATCTTAATGGCACACCAAGTTCCATTTTCAAAGGTAGGTGGAGGTGAAGGTGTATCAATAGCCTCAGCCCTAGTTGCCGATAGAACCTTTAAAGAGCAAGTTGCTAGACCAGCACAAAGAAATCTTGAAAAGACAATAAATAAACTTATTAAAGAAAAGACCGATATGCTTTTGCTTAAATTCAATGAGTTAACTTTAACTGATGAAGATACTCAAAGTAAGATAGACGAAAGATATTTGCGTATGCAGGTTGTTGTTCCAAATGAAGTTCGTGAAAGAATTGGGTACCCAGCAAGACCAGGTGGCACAGATCCAGTCCTTTTAGGAGCACAAGCCAGAGCAGAACAAACAGCACAGGCAAGTGGAAATAGACGCAGAGACCAAGAAAGAACTAACAACGCATCCGACTCAACATCTACCACAAGAGGTAGAAGTGCACAGGGCGAAGGCAGATCTCAAGAATAAATGCTATAATATTATAAAGTGTCTATAAACACTTATTATAATAGAGGTAGAATGACTAATTTAACTAAAGCCTTTTGGCACTCTGAAGAAAATAATATTAGACTATCTATGCCTATTGGCAAAGTAGATAAAGAAAAACGTATGGTATCAGGATTTGCTACCCTTGACAATGTTGACAAACAACATGACATAGTTCCAACAGATGTTAGTGTTAAAGCCTTTGAAAGATTTCGTGGTAACCTAAGAGAGATGCATATGCCTATCGCAGTCGGTAGAGTAATGTCATTCAAATCAGATAAATTTTATAATAGAGAAGAAGATAAGTTTTATAATGGGGTGTACGTAGATGCATATATTTCTAAAGGTGCTCAAGATACTTGGGAAAAGGTTCTTGATGGTACTCTTTCTGGGTTTTCTATTGGTGGCAGTATCAAGGAATCGGACAGCGTATACGACCCCGACTTGGATAAGGCTATCAGGGTTATTAAGGACTATGACCTCCAAGAATTATCATTAGTAGATAATCCTGCTAATCAATTTGCAAATATTGTATCAATTGAAAAAATAGCAGACGGTAGTAATAAAATTGATGGTATCATTAGTAAAGTAGATCTTGAAAATGTTTACTGGTGTGAATCAGATTCACTAATTAGACTTTCAAAAGACGAAGACTCTTCATGCCCTTCATGTGACAAGGGTATGACAAATATTGGTTTCGTAGAATCAAACGATTCAGAAAAGAATTCTGTGGTAAAAGATTTATTAAAATCACAGAAAAATAGACTTGGTGATAAAGTAGCCAAGGCTGATAATCCTATCAAGGAGGGGAATAATATGGCAGATCAAGAAATTACAAAACATGATGATGTTGCAGAAGTGGCAGAAGCACAAGCAGACGCACCAGCAGAAGCAGTTGCAGAAGCAGTAGCAGACGCACCAGCAGAAGCAGTAGCGGACGCAGTAGCAGATGCACCAGCAGAAGCAGTTGCAGAAGCAGTAGCAGACGCACCAGCAGAAGCAGTAGCAGATGCACCAGCATCAGACGTTGATGCCACCACTCCTGCTGAAGAAGTAAGTGCTGAAGAAGCACCTGCTGATTTAGCAAAGGCTGTAGATACAGTACAAGAATCAGTTGATGAGATTCAAAACACAGTTGCTTCAGCACTTGGAGACTTGGTGACAACCGTAAAGTCATTAAATGACAAAATGGCAGAATTACAAAAAAGCATTGATTCAGCAAAAGAGGAAGTTGCTGGAATTAAAAACAATGTAGAAGAGTTTGGAAAGCGTGTAGATTCACTAGAAGATGATACCGCTGTCCGTAAGTCTGGCGACCTTGGCGGGTTCGTACAGGAAGAAACACAAATAAAGAAAGGATCGATGTGGGGCGGGCGTTTCCTCAATTCCGCTGACCTATATCGTTAACATTCACTAGGAGGTGAAATAATTATGGCAGAAGAAATTTTAGAAAAGGCTGCTGCTACAGGATCTATCGTTTCTGGTGGTATTGGAGGTGTAAGCACCCCAGCCGCAGGAGACCTTGGTGTTGCAGGAAGTTCCGCTAATGACGGAGGTATTCTTGCTCCTGAGCAATCACGCCAATTTATCGAATACATATTCGAACAACAAGTACTAGCAAGAGATGGACGCAGAGTAACAATGCGTACAAACGCTGCTGAACTTGAAAAACTTAACGTTGGAGAACGTGTAATCCGTGCCGCTGCACAAGCAGATGCAACTTACACAAACGCTGGTGTTACTTTCACAAAGGTAGAAATCTCTACAAAGAAGATTCGTCTTGACTGGGAAGTATCAACTGAAGCACTCGAAGACAACTTGGAAGGTGCAGGATTGGAAGACCACTTGGTCCGTACAATGACTCGTGCTTTCGCAAATGATCTCGAAGATCTCGCAATCAACGGAGTAGGTTCTGGTTCAAATGCATTCTTGAACATCATGGAAGGTTTTGTTGCAAAAGAAGACACTTCTACAAACACTGCAACATTCGGTACAGATATCGAAGACTTACAAGCACTTGTGCTTGCAATGCCTCGTAAATATCGTGCTTCACGTTCAGCAATGAAGTTCTATGCAGACACAGAAACAGTATCAAACATTATCAACGGTCTTGGCTCTTCAGGTAACCTGAACAGCGAAAGAATCGTTGAAAGAGTTGTTGCTGGTCAAGAACCACAAATCCTCGGTGCTCCATTGCAGTACCGTGTACTAGGTCTTCCTTTATTGGAAGTTCCTTTGATGCCTGCAAACCGTGTATCTCTAACATTCCCTGAAAATCGTATTTGGGGTTTCCAAAGAGATGTCACAGTTCATCGTGAATTCCAACCTAAGAAAGATACAGTAGAATATACTGTCTTCTTACGTTTCGGCGTTCAAGTTGAAGAAACCAGTGCTATCGCAGTTGCACAAGGATAATATCCTTAACAACTAATTAGAGAGGGGAGCAGAAATGTTCCCCTCTTATTTATTTATTTATAAATGATATAATAATTTAGAGGTGTATTAATGGAAATTTTAAGATTAAATAATTCTACTTCATTATCTGCATCATTTTCTGGACTAACAGCAAGCGGATCATATACTTTAGATCTAGATGATTTAATAACATCTACCTCATACTCAGCAAGTGCTATAGCAAACCAATCAGGGCTTGCAGTATTTACACTTCCAAATCATTACCTAACATATACTGGCCAACTCTCCGTTTCAGTAAAAGATAACTTAGATAACATAGTAAACATGACAAATCTAGATGTAATAAGACCATATTGCAATATAGCATCAACTGCTTCATTATTAAATATTAAAACTTCAGAGGCTACAGAATATGAAAGAATTGCTAGATATATTATAGATTCACATACAGGTGGATTTAATTATGTAAGAAAAGAAAAAGAGTTTATTGGGGATGGAACTGATCAACTTTTAATTGATGAAAATATTCATAATTTATATAAGTTGTATGAGAATGGAGAACTTATTTATGATTCTACCTCGGAAAGCAATGAATCAACATATAGAGTTAATAAACAATTGAATGCTATTGTTCTTGATATTCCAGAAACTAATAGAATAAATTATCCTAAAATATGGAGAGATAGATTTTTAGATGTAGACTTTTTTGACGGGTATGAATATGTGGTTGATGGAGACTTTGGATGGAGGGTTATTCCTCAAGATATCCAAGAGGCATCTCAACTATTGATGCAAGATATAGTTCAAGATAATCTAAGATATATTAATAAGTACATAGAGTCTTTTGATAATGATGACTTTAAGATTAAGTTTTCTAAAAATTGGACATCTACTACTGGAAATCGTATTGTAGATAGAATATTGGAGAAGTATCAAAAGTCTATTCGTGTCGGAGTGTTGTAAATGTTACCTAAGTCAAGTTTAGATGATGTCTTATACCCTATGACTGCAGAGATATATTACGCAGATACTAAGCAAGATGAGTTAGGATCAATGAAGAAAACCTGGGTATATGATAGAACTATTAAATGTTCAACTATATCTCAAGCATCAGATAAAACAACTTTAAGTCCTGAAAGTGTTAATGTTAAATCATTATTTGAATTAAATGCTGATGCTATATTAAGAACTAATGATAATATACAAAAAAAGAAAAATGGTACTTTTTACCCAATATCTGAAATACTTATAACAGATATAAAAGATCCTAGGGGAGATTATGTTTGGGAAGATACATTGAATAAAAGGGTTCAATTTGAATTAAAATCATTTGTAATACAGTATGGTCCAGACCATAATAAACAATTTTATAAAGGATACTTGTCTAGGTCTAAAAAACAAGAAGAGGTATTATACTAATGATACGTACCTCTTTTGATACTAAGAAAATGACTAAAACTATAAATAATATTATTCAGTATTCAAATGGATATCTTGATGAAACAAAGAAAAGTGAAAGCAAAATAGCATCTAAAATTGCTAGAATAAGCGTCAAAACATTTTATGATTATTTAGATGGTTTAGCAAGGATGCATCCAGAAATGCTACATCATGTTTATGAATGGGGCGAAATAGGCAATCCTGGAGAAAGACTTTTTAATTTAAAAACAATATCTGTTGGAAAGTCCGTTAGTGTTGATGGTGAACTAACTCAATCTTCAAGCATTAAAGATGGTTCTACTGAACCATTTTATGATAAAGCAAGCATTATGGAATATGGAGAAACGGTAACAGTTTCAGAGAAAGAAGCACAGTCCCTATTCTTTGAAATAGATGGAGAAGAGTTTTTTAGAAAGGGACCTATAACAATAGCAAATCCTGGAGGAGAAGCAGTTAGAGGATCTTTTGTTAGATCTTTTAATGAATTTTATAAAAACTATTTCTCTCAAATATATTTAAGATCTATAAAATTTTATCAACATCTAGAAAATGCAAATGCCTATAAAAAAAATATTAAAGGATCTACTATAAGTAGTAATCCTAGAAATTTAGGTAAGAATTCTGCAATGCAATGGATAGCAACTATGCCAGGAGATGATTTCATTGGCTAGTCCTATATTGCTTCCAGACATTAAAGATCCTCAATTTTGGACCATGTCTGCTAGTGTGGCAGCAGAAGATGTTACTTTGAATATTTTAAAGTATGCTTTTAATGAACTTATTCAACTTCCAGGGTTTGCTAAGTATGGACAAATTAAAGATACTAATGGTCTTATGGTTGTACCTATATACCCTGTAACAAATGCTGGGGTAAGACTACCAGAGACATCTATTCCAGATGAACTAACAATAATTTATGATGATTTTATAAAGTCTAGATCTGGAGAGTATAAATACTTTTATCCTATAAAGGGTGTTCAGTCAAGATTTAAGGTAACAACATATGACTATGCTGTAACAAGGATTATTACTAATAGGTTGGTAGAAATTATAGATAGGGAAGATGAGGCTGCCTCAGACATTAATGGCTTTATGAGGCAATATTACGGGGGGAATCATAGAATTATGCTTCATTGTGTAAATGCTTATCAAACAACATACTTAAAAGACGCTACTACCTTAGATGATCAAAGAAGTGTTTTTTCTCAAGATATTATAATAAAGGCAGACTATCATATGCTGCCAATAAATAGTAAGTTTGCATAAACAAGATATATAATTGTACTGAGGAACGCCCCCACTATTAAAAACTAGAGGAGGAAAAAAACATGGCTTATACTCGTGGAGATTCAAAACAGATTATCGTAGGTGCCGCAGCACTTTTTATCGGAGACTATTCATTAGAATATTATGAAGCACTTTCCGCATACAAATTTTCTGCAGCCGCAGCAAGTGCAAACGGACTTCCAGCATTCGTACAAGGTACAAGTTTTAAAGAAACTTTATCAGGCGGAGCAGGAGACGCAGCATATTGGTCAAACGTAGGCTACACAATGAATGGTTTGGAAATGCAATTCCAACCAGACTTTGGTGAAGTTCAAGTTGATCAATTACTAGACGTTGCTCGTTTGTACAAGCAAGGAATGACCGTAAGTTTAGTCACCGCATTTGGTGAAGCAACTTTGGAAAACCTTGTAACTGCAATTGCAGGAGATGATGCTGACCTAACAGGCAACTCATCTACATCTAATGGTCAAACACTTGAGTTATTGTCTGGAGATATCGGAGACGTACCATTGGAGCGAGCAATCGCTGCAGTTGGTCCAGGAACTGGTGACCCAAACACAACTAAAGAACGTGTCTATGTTGCAAACCGTGCACTTTCAATTGAAAATGTAACAGTTTCAGCAAAACGTGACGAACCATCAATGTTTGAAGTAACATTCCGCTTGCTCTCAGCAGCAAACGGATCTTACGGAAAAATTGTTGATCGTACCGTTTAAGATAAATTCATAAACACTTAGCCCACTCTCTTTAAGGGGGTGGGTTTTGTGCTATAATTTTTATCTAGGAAAGGTAAGAAATGTCTTTTTATTTAGGTCAAATAGAAATTTTAAATCCAGCAATAAACCTATCTACAGTTAAAGATGGTAGAGGTGCAATTCTAAGTTGGGTATCAGAAGAAGATATAAAAGAGTTTACTATGTTATATTTTTACCCACATCAAACTAGGGGAAATCACTATCATCCAGAATTTGTTGAATATTTTTTAGTAACAGAAGGATCTATAATTTTAACAACAATAGACAGTAATACAGGTGAGCAACTTAGCATAACGGGGGGTAGGGGATTTTGTTTTAGAACCCCTATTGGAGTTCCTCATGCTACAAATGCACTTGAATTTTCAACATGCATATCCTTATTGACAAAAACTTGGGATTCTTGCGATAGTCCGATTGTCCAACAGCCTTTGTTTTAAGTCTGTTTTATGCTATAATTTTAATATATCCATAGGAGGATTTAATGGCAACAAGTGTTTACCAAGTTGTAGAGATAGAGTTAATAGACGGTACAAAGTTAACTTTAAGACCTTTAAAAATTTCTTTATTAAGAGATTTTATGAAAAAGTTTCAGGGGTTAGATAACGTAGATGTAGCATCAGATAACGATAAATCAATGGATTTATTAATAGATTGTGTTCAAATTGCTATGCAACAATACAGTCCAGAATTATCAACAGACAGAAAAAAACTAGAAGATGTAATTGATTTACCAACAGTATACAAAATAATTGAAATTGCTTCAGGGGTTAAACTTAACGACCCAAACCTTCTAGCCGCAACAGCGGCTCTAAGTGGTCAGATTTAGATCTTGTACCTATAGAATCTGAAGTATTTCTTCTTGGTAATTGGAAAGATTATCAAGAATTGGAGGATAGTTTATCGATGCCTGAGTTAGTGGCCATTCTCGAAGCAAAAAGAGAAAAAGACCATACTGACAGAAAATTTTTAGGTGCCTTGCAAGGTGTTGACATAGACAAGGGTACTAGTGCTGACGCACAAGATGAATGGGAAAGAATAAAAGCAAAGGCTTTTAGTAAAGGTAAAAGTAATAACCCTAATGATATTGTTTCTTTAAATGGGGCTGCAGCAAAAAGGGCTGGCTTTGGAATTGGGGAGGGCCTTGATTACGAGGTAATTGATTAATGGCTGAAAATATAAATACTAATATTAATATTGATGTTAATATTGCAGAGGCTCTTGGCAAATTAAAGTCTTTAGAAAAACAAATACAATCATTTAATAAGAATATTATTCAAGGTAGTGCTCAAGCACGAAGTGTACAAAATGATTTTAATGCAAGTTTAATTCACAATATAAACGCCACTGGAAAATTTACTGCCTCTATGGGCAAAGTTCATACAGAAACTGAAAGATTTACTAACGCTTTAGAAAAAAATAAATTTTCTGCTAGAGAATATTTTAGATATTCAATGGCCTCTACAAAAACCTTTGGAAAACTATTTGGAAAAGAATTTAGCACTATTACAAAAGTTGCTGAAGAAAGAGTAAAAGAATTACAGGCTAGACATATAGAACTTGGTCGTGCTGCAGATGGTGCTATGAGAGCAGTAAAGATTGTTCCTAAATCTCTTGATTACTCAAAAGCAACTACTTCTATGCAATTAGCAATACAAAAACAACAAATATTTAATAAGTTATTAGATACTGGAACAACCAAACTTTTAAATTTTGGTAAAAATACTCAATGGGCTGGTCGTCAGTTGATGGTGGGTTTTACAATTCCACTTACTATTTTAGGGTCTACAGCAATTAGAACATTTAAAGATATGGAAATGCAGGCAATAAGATTTAAAAAAGTATACGGAGATATGTTTACATCTAAATCAGAAACAGACGCTGCTTTAGTAAGTATTAAAAAACTAGCAAACGAATATACAAAATATGGTGTTACCGTAGTAGATACTATGAAGATGGCTGCAGATGCAGCCGCTGCTGGCAATGCTGGAAAACAATTAGAGAATGTTGTTGCTCAAGCAACAAAACTATCGGTGTTGGGTGGTGTAGCACAAGATCAGGCCCTAGAGGCCACAATCGCTATTCAAAACGCTTTTGGTGCTACTGGAAAAGAACTAGATAAAACTATTAATTTTTTAAACGCAGTTGAAAACCAAACAGTAGTTGCATTAGATGATATTACTCAGGCAATTCCTAAAGTAGCCCCAGTTATTAGACAACTTGGTGGAGACATAGAAGACTTAGCATTTTTTATGGCAGCAATGCAAGAAGGTGGGGTTGCAGCATCAGAAGCAGCAAACGCACTAAAATCTGGTCTTGCTTCTTTAATTAACCCATCTAAAGCAGCAAAAAAAATGGCAGATGAACTTGGTATTAGTTTAGATGGAATTGTAGAAGGAAATGCTGGTAATCTAAGAGCAACAGTTCTTGCATTTTCAGAATCATTAAAACCATTAGACGATTTAGCAAAATCAAGATTGATTGAAACAATATTTGGTAAGTATCAATTTGCAAGACTTTCTACCCTGTTTGAAAATGTTAGCAAAAGTGGAACTCAGGCATCTAGAGTTTTAAGAATTACAGCAGCATCTGCTGAAGAATTAGCAATAATGTCAGAAAGAGAATTAGGTGTTACTGCAGACTCTGCTGCAGTTAAATTTACGGCATCAATAGAAAAATTAAAAATGTCACTAGTTCCATTAGGAGAACAATTTGCAAAAATATTAACTCCAGTAGCAGAATTTTTAACTAAGGCTATGGAAAAATTTAATAATTTTTCTGACGGAACAAAAAGAGTAATAACTACTGTGCTTGCAGTTCTTGGAGGAATTGGGCCAGTAGTGTTAATGGGTATAGGTCTTATTGGCAACGGTATAGCAAACTTTTTAAAGGGTATAAATTTATTAAGAAAAGGATATCAAAATATAGTTCTTGGTAGTGGGGAGTTGGGTAGAGCCACAAACTATTTAAGTATGGAGCAGTTAGAAGCATTGTCTGTAGCAAATAATTTACACAGTGCTCATAAAATGTTAACTAGTCAATTTGCTATGGAATCAAATGCAGTTGCTACACTTACTACAGCATATAGACAGGCAGCCACTGCTGCAGCAGCATTTTCTAAGGCAAACCCAGGAATGGTCATGCCAACGCCAGGAAGGGGCCCTAGGACTCCTGGAAGAAGAATGGCTACTGGAGGTTGGGTTCCTGGTACTGGAAATACAGACAGCGTTCCAACCGTATTGATGCCTGGAGAATTTGTTGTTCGTAAAGATGCAGCACAGGCTAATTCACAAACTCTTGAAAGAATGAATAATGGTGGTCAGACATACAGAACAAAAGGAACTCCTAGTTTTGGAAAAATGGAATACAGAGAATTTGGATCACAAAGTCAACAAGGTGGTTCTACAGTTTTTGCACATGCTCAAGATAATGTTGAGGTAATACAAGGAAATGATTTATATAAGTTATTAGATTTAGAATCATCAGATAAAATATTTAATCCATTAAAATTAGCAAAAGAATTTGGTTTAGATTTAACAGATATTAAATCTACAGCACTTGTTGCGGGAGATTTTGGATTAGGATTAGATAAAGGATTAAATTCTGACTTAAATATTGCAAATGATCCAGCAAAACCTGGGGTACTAGGACAAGATTTAATAGACTCTATAGTTGAAAATGCTAAACTTGACTCTAAAAAAGCAAGGGAAGATAGAAATAGACTTGCTTCTTCATTAGGTTTAGATGTTAAAGGAAAGAGTAAAACTCAAGTAGATATGTTATTTGAAAAAATTGTAAAGGTAGTAAAAGAAGGTGGGGTTATTGATCCTGGTGCTGAATATTCAGATAAAGGTGGAAATGGAAAAAGATCATTTTATAGAGATGGAAGTAATTTAATTGAAAGAGCAATTTTAGAATCAGGAATTGCATTAAGTCCAGAACAAGCAAAATCAAAAGTAGCAAATGCAAAAACAAAAGCAAGAGAATTAAGATTACAGATGAACAATCCTATATTAAAAAAATTAGAAGCAGAAGGAGTTGTAAGAAAAGATGGTAAAGGTGGATATGAAGTAATTAAGGGAGCCATGAGGGGTACTAGAATATCTCCTAGAATTACACAAACTCCTCGTGCAATGTTTTCAAGACTGCAAGAAGTTATTGATAGCATTAAGTTAGAAAAATCAAAAGTAAGTCAGGGAAGAGGTTTAAGAAAAGCCTTAAAAAATCCTGATGCAAAAATTGGTTTTACTAACCCAGACGCTCCAGCAAGAAGAGGTATTCCTGGAAGAATGAGATTTCGTGCAGGTGGTACTCCTGCATATGGAGAACAAGGTGTAACTCCTGCAATGCTAACCCCTGGAGAATTTGTTGTTAATTCACAATCAGCACAAAAATTTGGCCCACAATTACAAAGTATGAATCAAGGTGGTGTGGCTTATAGACAAGAGGGAACAGGTTCTAATAAAATAAAACCTACAAATGTTCAATTTTTAGAAGCAACAACTTCAGGACCTTCTAGACAAACAATAAATAATGAAGTGTTGAAAGAACAAAAAGAATTGTTTAACAAAAATAAATTTGCACAAACTGATAATATTAAAGCAATAACTGAATCAACAAAAATAACAGAAGACATTACAAAGGTACAAAAAGATAAATTAAAACAATCTAAAAAAGAAACAAATGCTTTAAGAAATCAAAAGTTAATGAATGCTTCTGGAACAGCCTCAATGTTAGGATTTGCTGTATCTGGTGGACTTATGGCAATGTCTGGAATGGAAGGACCAGTTGGAGATCTTGCTAAAAGCATAGGTCCAGCAGCCATGGGATTATCAGCAGTTGCTGGATTTTTACCATTACTAGCAAATCCAACTTTTGCTATGGTTGCTGGAATTACTACGGTAGTTGGCGGACTAGTCTTGCTAGATAAAGCAGTACGAGGTGCCACTAAACAGGGATTCCAAATGGGTACTCAAATGATCAACACTACAGAAGACTTAAAAACTATGGGTGAGTTAACAGGAACAGTTTCTGCATCTGAAATAGCAGCAAGACAAAGATCTGAAAGATTATCTCCAATTAATCCATTGAAGAGCGATTTTGGATCAGTCTTTATGGGGTCAGAATTAGGAAAATCTATGTTTAAAGAAGTAGATAGATTAATGAAATCTGGACAATCACCAGCAGAAATTATAGGGGTAAAGTTAGCAGAGTATGTTTCACAAGGAGTATTGGATGCCGCTCAAGCACAAAGTATTGCTGAAGAAATTGGTAGACAAATGAAAAATGAAACACTTGCTTTAAAAATAAATGGAGAGTTAACTTCAATTATTGGATCAAATGGTAGAGATATTCTTAAAGATCCACTTAATGTAAGAATAAGATTAGTAGAAGAAGCCCAAGGTAATTTAGAAGAATTTATTAATAAAATTCCAGACTTAACTCAAAAAAATCTAAACGACTCTATAGTAGCAGAAATGGGTAGTAAAAATACAAATTTCTTTGAAGAACAAATTTTAGGAATAGATTTTGGACAATTTAAGAAAAAATTAGGAAACGCTTTTCAAGGTGAAATTGAATTAACAGAAATTGGAGATTTCCTTGTTCAAATTAATCCATTTACTAGGGCGGTAAAAGATTTATTAAATCTTCCAGGATTTACAAACGCAAAAAATAGAAATCTGATTGCTGGCCAAACTGCTGGTTTAGGTTCTGCTGTAATTCAAAGTTCTTCAAGGGGTATAGAATCATTTGATATTGAAATGGAAAGAAGAAGAATAGAAGCAGAGCAAACATTAAAATCATTAGAAGCACAACTTTTAGTAACAAAAGATGCTGAAAAAAGACTAGAGATAGAAAAAAGAATTGCTGATGTAAAAAGAGGTCAGAATAGTTTAGATAGGCAAACCATAGAAGGAAGAGCAAAATTAATTGAACAACAAAATAAGGCTATTGGTCAAGTTGCTGGTGCATTTGTTAATGCTGACGTTAAGTCGCAACAAAAAATGATTGAGGCTACACAAACTTCTTTGCAAGATAAATATAAAGATGATCCTATAGGAAAAGCAAGTGCTGCACTGCTTACAGGACAAACAGGTCAATTAAAAAATAAAGAACTTACTTTTATGATAAATACTTATGCTGCAAGCGATGCCCTTGGTTTAGATAATGCATCATCTCTTGTTAGTTTATTTATAGATCCAACAACTGGAAAACCAGATGAAAAAAGATTAGAAAAACAAATGGATGTTATGGTAGATACTCATGGACTTGAAGGTTTGAATAGAGCCCTAACCTCAACTAGTGAAATAACAGATAATTTTACAAGAGGAAAAATGGTTTCATATCTAAAAGATTTAGATGCTAATGCATTTAATACTGCAAACACATTTTTAGAAATGGCCACAAGTGTGGATGACAAGTATATAAATATGATTGATTTAACTGTAAATGCAAATCAGGATAGAATAGATGATTTTGCTGAAGCGGGAGAGCGTATTAAAAAGGTAGAAGAAGAACTTCCTGATAATATAACAAAAGAAGCATTAATAAAATTTACTACAGATAATGCAGATTTTTCTGGAATGCAACAACAAATGGATTGGTATGCAAGTCTTCCGCAAGATCAAATAAAACAAGCAACACAATTATATACAACAATTTATGAAACTATAGATAAAGATGCTTTAAGAAAACAAATTCAGTCTAGTGAAGCACTTGCAGTTTCTCAAGGAAGAATGGATCCAAAAGAACAAGGCAGGGATATGGATAGAAAGGTAAAATATGCAGCATCACAACAAGCAAATTTTGCTGTTCAAGAACATTATATTCCTGGACAAGGATTTAATACAGGAGCAGGTGAAGGCTCTGATCCAGGAGGTACTGGATCAAGTGCAGAAATAACTACAGCACAATTAATAGAATTAAGAATGAAAGGATTAGATCCAGCAGCGGCAGCACAGTTAGATTATGCTAGTGCAGCAAAAATATTGAGTGGTAGTATAAAAGATCAAAAAACTCAAATAGCAGCATTAAATGAAGAACTTCGCAATAATGCAATTAAAGCACAGTTGTTAAAATCTGACCAACAGGTACTAGAAGATCAAATGAATGCAACTTCTAATGCAATAGGTGCATACATTGACTCAATAGAAAGAACAAGTATTAAACCAGTTCAAGATCAAATTGATGCATATAATGAGTTAACAAAAACTCAACAAGAACAATTAGATAAATATCAAAAAGGATTAAAAACTTTATCTGATCAAGAAAATAATATTAATAAGGTTTATAACGAAAGAGTAACTGCAATTGATAAGGTTTCTTCTGCAAATCAAAGAGCAGCCGAAAAACAAAAGCAACAGATAGATCTTGCTTCTGCTTTAACATCTGGAGATTTTGGAGCAGCCGCACAAGCAGCCGCAGAGATGACAAGTACTGCAGCAGGATATCAGTTAGAGGATACAAAAGCAGCGTTAGAAGAAAAACGTCAAAATGATCTTAAAAATTTGACGGTAGAAATAAATGGAGTTTTATATACTCGTGAACAAATAGAAACTAATATAAATACAATAGATGAACAGATATATCAAAGAAGTTTATTAATTAGAGCAGAAGAACAAAAAATTGCTGATATTCAAAAAACTATTACTGCAGAAAAAGAAAAACAACGTAAACTTCAGGTTCTTACACAAATATCTCAATTGTCTACACAGATGCAAACAACTGTAGATCAAACTCAAAGACAGGCTATGTCTGCTCAAATTGGATATTTAGGACAATCAGTAGGTCTAGATGTAAACAATCCACAATCTATTACAAATCTTTCTAATGAATTAGGAATTAATGCACAATCTTTAGTAAACAGCCTTGCTACTGCTCAACAAATTGCTGGTTTAACTGCTGCAGAGTTTGAAGCACAATTTTTAACTGTAAGTAAAAGAGTAAAAAGCGTTGCAGGATTTATGGATGAAACAAGTGTTCAAGGAAAAAATGCTTTAAATTTTATGACTAATTTAAAAAATTCTTGGTCTGGAGATGCAAAAACTGGTATCGGTGGATTAGTTTCAACAGGTACTACAATAAAAGATAATTTAATAAGTGCTGGAAATTCAATTGTTGCAGGTAAGAAAGCACTAGATGATGCTCTTTCTGCAGCAAATATTGCATTAGCAAATGCTAAAGCATATCAAACAAGAGGGGCTACTAGAAGTTATTTTGGTGGAGTAGTTGGTTACATGGGTGGTGGAAAGGTTAAAAGATATGCAAATGGTGGAAATGTTAACTATAAAGGATCTAATGAGCCAGCACCAGTAAGAATGGCTTTTGGAAATATTGTTCCAGGAATCGGAATGACAGATAAGGTTCCAGCACTGTTAACACCTGGAGAATTTGTAGTTAGAAAATCTGTTGCTCAAGCAAACATGCCTTTGTTAAATGCACTTAATGGAAATTCATTCCCATCAATGGGATCATCTGAATTGCCAGGAACTTATATTGATTCTCCAAAAAATGTTGTATCTAATATATCTTCTCCAGTGTATAATTATAGTGTAAACGTTAATGTACCTAATACATCATCTTCTCCAAATGAAATTGCTGATGTTGTAATTAGTAAAATTAAGATGACTCAAGGAAGAGAAATAAGGAGAAATAGATTCTAATGGCTACCTCGGCATATATGCAGAACAGATGGGCTTATGCAAGGCCACAGGCTATAGCATGGTCTAATAACTCTGGTATTTTAAGTAGTGGTCTAGTAGTTCCAAATGGAACAGAGGGTTCTGACTTTATTATCTTATCTGATCATAATAGAAGTGAAATAGCCGTGGGTCAAAATAGAATTGAAAATAGAAAAAGAATGATTAATGGAAATATGCGTTCATATCATATAGCAGATAAACTTAATATTTCATGGGATTGGGACATGCTTCCATCTAGATCATATAATGGAGATCCTAACTTTAATGTTTACGGAAACCCAACCTCTGGACTAACTGAATATACTGTTGATGGTGGTGCTGGAGGTGTTGACATAGTAAAGTGGTATGAAGATCACCCAGGATCTTTTTATATGTTTATGTCATATGATAGACATGATAAGTTTGCAGATCAAAATGATGAGTATAATCATTTGAATCAATATAATGATATTGTTGAAGTTTATTTTTCTTCTTTTAGTTTTAATATAGTAAAACGTGGCGGTTCAAATTTTGATTTTTGGAATATATCATTATCAGTTGAGGAAGTTTAATGTTTACAGATTCAGATTTAAAAAATTATATAGAAATTAATAATACTATAAAGACTGAGTCTTTGGTTATTGCAGAATGGAATTTGAATGATTTTGAAAATATTGAGAACTATGGAAATTATAGATATAGGCCAGGTACTCAAACAATATATAACACATTGCCTTTATCTTATGATAAACAAGATTTGGGAGATTATTATACAGATGCTATTACGTCTACAATTACCTCGGAAACTTTGTTAGATAATCAAGATAGCCCTATATCATTTTCAACTGTAGATGTTAATAGAGGATTGTATTATGATTTAAGGCAATGTTTTAATTCATTTAGACCTAGATCTGGTATTAATAAACCATTGTTTTTTGATACTGGAAAATATGTAGATGAGATTAAGTCTGGAGAAAGACCAAGATATTATTTGGCATCTAAGAATGATGTGTTTAAATATTGGAATTCTTTTAGACTTGAAGATAGTATTGAGCGAGGGGTATCTAAAAGAACAGATCCTAATTCTATTGGGTATGAAATAACAGATGTCTCTCCATTTATAGTATATAAAGAAGATGTTGCTTGTAATAGAATAGTAGTTAAGATGCAAACTAATCTTGCAAAAGTATCTTTGTTAAATTTAAAAAATCAAGATGGTCAGGTTATTGTTGACCCACTGGGGGATAAAAATAAATCAACTATTCCTAAAAGATGGTCTATTGAATATTTAGATAATAATGATAATTGGCTTAATGCTATTACATTTAATGAAGATTCTTTGAGAAGAGATGGGACAGATATAGTAAAGTGGGATGGATATGTAGAACTTTTTTATGGAATTTCTATACCAGATAAATATAAGGGTCAGTTTTATTTTGTTGACATGCTGGATGACTCTACTCAATTACCACCATATGGAACAGTGACTGGAGAATCTTACATTATTAATGCTTCTTCAATAACTGCTGGAGATTTAAAAGTGTGGGACGAAGGGGACTATGAATGGAAAACTTTTGCAGTTGAATATAAATTTCAATTACTTGAAGATGACAATACAAAAAAGGTTGGAACAATTCAATCATTAACTAATCCTTCATTTTATATTGATGGCGGAAGGGCTATATTTAGAGATATTGTTTTCCTAAAAGGTTTAAGGTTAAAGGTTGAAACCATGTATGCTCCAGATGTTACTTTTGATTTAATAGAATTGAGTCCAAGACTAGCCGCTGATATATCTAATTATGTCTTGGGTTTTGAAATTACAAAAAGTTTATCTAATGACACTACGGGACTTCCAGTAGGTAACGTATCTGTTTCTAATGGGTCAATGACAATAATGAATCATGATTTTGCTTTTAGTGATCAAAATTTGATGGAAGATAATCAAGGAAGTATTATATCTAATTTGTTAAATCCTAATACAAGGGTAGATTTTTATGAAATAGTTAAAAGTGTAAATGATTATGATAAATATATTCCTATAAAAAGTATGTATGTGGAATCATTTCCTAAAGGAGGTAGTGGATTGATAGATGTTAATCTGACACTTCGTGACTCATTTTTTAAGTTTGAAACACAGTCTTGCCCAGCATTATTTTTTCAAAATGTGTCATTAACATTTGCCGTAGCAGCATTGTTAGATAACATAGGGTTTGGCAACTATGTATTTAAAAATATTAGTGGTAAAACAGATCCTATTATTCCATATTTTTTTGTTGAGCCAGAAGCAAATGTAGCAGAAGTTTTACAAAGACTATCTCTTTCAACTCAAACAGCAATGTTTTTTGATGAATATAATAATTTTGTTGTTATGAGTAAAGAGTATTTGTTACCAAACTTAGGAGAAAGACAAACTGATATGGTAATGCTTGGTCAAAAAACTAATGAAGTATTACCAAACGTTATTGAAATAAAAGATGGTCAAACTAAAGTAATTAATGATGGAAAGATAAACTATACTACTAGGTATGTTCAAAGGGTTCCTATTTCACTTAAACAGGGTATTTATACAGATGAGGATAGAACTTACGGATATCAACCAGTACTATTGTGGGAAGTTCCTGCTCAAACAAATTATAAAACCATTAATGAAAAAAGTAAAACTGGTACATATACTCTTGGTGCAGTAGCATTAAATCTAACTATTCCAGCAGTAGAACCTTATGTTGAAAATAATCAAATATTAAATAATGTTATAGATATTGGAGAGAATGTATATTGGCTTCCAAGACTTCAAGGATATTTGTATGCTAATGGTGAAATAATAAAGTATGATGCTATTCAGTATACAATTCCAGGGGTAGGAATAGAATGGATAACTGATGAAATAGAATATCAAGAATACTTTAGTCAACTACCTTTTAATGGGAAAATGTATCCTACTGGACTTATAAGAATTTATACTGAGCCATATTATGAAGATATTATAAATGCTAGTGCAACATATACAACAGTTTATAAAAATGGTCCAATAAAGAAAAGTGGAAGAGCACAGTTTGGGACTAAGTTGGTTGAGCACCCAGCAGGTTTAAGATCTTTTTGGTCAGATGTTAATAACCTTGATGGATATAAAATGGATTCAAGTTATTTGTTTACAACTACCCCTACAGAAAAAATTACAAGGCCACCAGAAGGAAGTGCTAGTGAAAAGGTTTGGCAAGAAGGTAAACTAATTGCTAAAAATTCTTTAGTCAATGGCGTAATTGCAAATTTTCAAAGAGAAAATATTCCTTCAGATGATACTGTAAAAACTTTAAAAGTTACTTCCAAGGGAACAGTTCAATCCTCAGCATTAGTTTTTAATGGTCCAAGTAGTAATGCAACCAAAGATAATATTAGTTTGGTTAAAAAGACTTTAGACTCAGACTACAAACATTTTGGAACAAGGATAAGAATTATAGGAAGAAAAGAATCAAATCAAAGTACTCAAACTGCAACCAATGCTAGCGAATACTATATTGTTCCATCACCTTTTGGATCAGAAAATGTTACCCTTTCTGGAGGATCTGGGGGTATGGCAATAATGCTTGACTCAGATAATATTAATGGATATTATTTTGAAATATGTACACTAAGTACGGATAATCTAGAAAACTATAATACAAAAGATAAAGACACTGGAGAAGAGTCATCTGTATTGCATAATATTTTATTTTATAAGGTTACAAGAGGAATTTTAGATAGTAAAGAAATTGCCATACCAGTTAAACTGTGGGGTGGGTTATCAAAAATTTTAACAGATGAGGGTAAGTTTGTAGGTCAAGATAGAATTTCAAATGAATCAAATCCTACAATATATGATTTGGCAATAGAATACAAAGATATTGGGGCTACTCGTAGATTTTATTTATACTTAAATGGAACACAGATTGCTACAGTCGATGATGGAAGTCCTTTGCCTAAGTATAACAACATGGCTTTATTTATTAGATCTAGATCAAAATGTATGTTTGAAAACATCTATGCTTTAAAAAATCAAGAATCTCAAAATAAAACTACTATTGTAGAAGATGTATCAAAAATCTTTGGGGCAAAACAAATAACTTCTTCAGATACTCTTAAAAAATATTCTTTATCTGGATTTATTCAAGATGCATATTTAAGTGGTATAGAAACCCAAACTGCTCCTAAGTATGATATTTACTATGATGAGTTTGGAACTATCTTAAGAGAGTGTGCATATTTTAATATTAAATACGATAAGGCATACCCAGCATTTAGAGCAATGCTTAAGCCTATATTTAGTAATGAAAAAACATACGTTACCTCTGGATTTTATGCAGACTCGTATGGTGCAGAATTTTTAGTATTTAATGCTACCGATAAAATGATTACTCTAGACGAAACATCTGGTAATTATTTGCAGATAATAGGAATAACATTTACACAGAATACCTCTAATACTTTAACTGCAGATAGTTATTATCAAGAAAGGTCAAGTTTTTCTGATCCTGTTATAATAAATAATGCTATTCTTTCTCCTAGTCGACAAGAAAAAATATTTCAAGATGTTAAAATAAGTAGGTCAAAATACGGTAAGCAAGAGTTTACTTTAGACACCTTGTATATTCAAAGCGAAGATCAGGCTAAAAATTTGCTTGGCTGGGTTTTGTCTAAGACTATAAGTCCAAGAAGAATTGTTTTATTAGAAGTTTTTGCGACATCTCATTTACAATTAGGAGATATTGTTACAATAGATTATACTATGCCTAGCGGGGATAAATTTGTAGATGTTGATAAACAGTTTGTTGTTTCAGAAATACAGTATGCTAGATCTACAGAGGGTCCTTCTAGCATAATAAAGGTGGTTGAGGTTAATGGCTAAAAA